GCCCGCAGGCTGTCCCGCAGGCTGTCCCACAGGCTGTCCCCCAGGCTGTCCCCCAGGCTGTCCCCCAGGCTGTCCCCCAGGCTGTCCCCCAGGCTGTCCCACAGGCTGGCCCGCAGGCTGTCCCATGCCTTCTCGTACTCGCGCTGCCCGTCCTGCGCCGACTTGGCCCACACGACGGCGTTGATCTTCACGCCGCCGATCTCGGCCAGTCGCCGCGCCGCCGCTTCCGCCCGTGCGCGGTCGGCGGGCTCCGTGCTCGTCGCCTGCGCGAAGAACCGCTCACGCAGCGCAACGACCTGCGCCTCCTGTTCCGGGGTCAGCTTCTCGATCTTGCCCATGGTCCCCCCTCCTACGTCTGCTTGCTGGCGGTGTCGTCGGTCTCGGTCGCCAGCGCCGCCATGTCCACCGAGTCGAGGTTGTCGCACGCGTCGTCGGTGCGCCCGTTGCGCAGCCACTCCAGCGACACCCCCAGCACCGCCGAGAGCTTGCTGAGGTTCCCCGCCTTGATCGAGTCGGGGTTGTCGAGCATCGCGGAGAGCGACTGCGGCAGGAGCCCCGTGGCCCGGGCGAGCGGTGCCACGGTGGCGCCAACCCCCTTGGCCGCGAGGCGAGCCTGCACCTTGTTACGGAGCCACGAATCGATCATCGATCACCTCCCTGCGCCGCGTGGGCGCCGTTGTTGGACTGCCCGTTGTGGGCTTCGATTGCAGACAGAAGCGTACGCGGGAAACCGGATCGGCGCAACGCTTTTTTGGCGTTGCTGGCAAGAAACCTGCGGTCGCGTACGCTTCATCGATCGTGGCGGGAGGATCGAACTCCCCCTGCGCCAGCCACCCGGACCACGACCAGAACGAGCAGGCGTCCGCGGGCCAGCCTGCGTTGGCCCCTGTACCGCGGACCTCTTGCCACGGGTGCGGTGGAGGTGGGGAGACTCGAACTCCCGTAGCCGCGGTGCAAGCGCGGTCCTCTCCCTGTTGAGGTACATGCCCGTTTCATTTCCCAGCACGCTCTCGATGCAGCTTGTAGAACCTGTTCTTCTTCAGGTTCCCAGTCCCCGTCACGCCGCACCTGCGAGAACAGTAGAACGTCTTTGCACCCCTGTTGGTGCGGGTTCTTACGTACCGAGCAGACCGAACGAACGGCGTTGAGCACGTCGGGCACACAAATTCAACCGGGGCATCGCACATGTGATGGATCTCGTTGTGCTCGTCTACCGTCAAAAGCTGAAGGTTCTCAAACCTGTTGTCCGACCCATCCCCGTTCAGATGGTGAACTACTTCTCCCTGGCCAACGACGTGCCCCGTTTCATTCCACCAGACTAGACGATGCTCCAGCAGCCTTCTCCCCCATGAGTAGACCTTCCCCGGGTACTCGGGCGGAGCCTTGACGAACTTGTACTTTGCCAACGCATGTCTCCACGGTGCTCCACTGCGCACTACGATATCACCGTCAACGCAGCATTGCAACGCGCGCTCTCCCAACTGAGCTACACCCCCATGGCGCGTGCGGACGGACTCGAACCGCCGGCTCCCCACCTTGCGGTGGTTCTGCTCTCCCGACTGAGCTACGCACGCGAGTTGACGCGGGAATATCCCCCCGCAAAACGCCCGCCACGGCTTGCGGCCCTCGCTGTCCCCGCGAGGTGTCGGCCGGTCGCCGTTGATGCCCGAGTGGGGCTGGCGGGCGTGGTAGAGCATCGGTCAGAACCCCTGGTCGATGGCGCCGTCGCCACCATCGCCGTCGTCGTCGTCGCAGGCTTCCCCGCTGGCGTGCAGGCGCTCGTACTCCGCTTGCGCCAGGTCGAGCAGGTGGATCGCCAGCGCTTCCCGCGCCGCCCACGGCTGGCGAGTCGGGCGGTACAGCCGCGCCAACTCGTCGAGGGTGACGTTGCCACCGCCCACGCGGTGCGCCACCTCGGGCGCGAACTCCGCGGCGTCACCGCAGTCGCTGTACCTGGGGCTCGACGGGTTTGAGCACGCAGGCGCCTCGCAACCCGGGATGAACTCGCCGAGCACCTCGAACACGTTGTCGCCGAGGGTTAACTTGAGCGCGAGGTTCATGGCTACAGCCTCACTTTGTCGTAGACGTGGCCGACGAACGCGCCGTCGAGCAGTTGGATCGTCCCGAGGTACACGCCGGGATCGCGATCCAACGCGTGGCCCGTCCCGTAGATGTAGATCTCGTGGACAGTGGTCTCCATGCACGCGTCGTCGACCTGCGCCCACAGGCACGCCACGTCGTGCTGTACTTGGACAACCAACGGCTTCGCGCCAATGGGAAGCGTCACGAGCTGATGCCCGGCGTTCGCCAGCGGGTACTTGTAGATGCGGTTCATCTCGTCATCCATTCTTGGCCGCGTACACGTCGAACTGCTTGCCCTCGTCGGTGTGGCTGGCGTAGTAGGGCTGCCCCCACTCGCGCCCCTTCGAGTCGCAGCAGTAGATGCGATACCACGCGGCGTTGAACGCACGGTGTCCGCAGTCACCGATCAACCGCCCGACCCACGATGCGTGGACGGTGTGGTCGTTGCGGTCCTGCGCGTACCAGTTGTTGCCAGCCAGCGGGCTCGGTCCGTACACGCTCTCGAACAGCGTGGTGAGCGCGTCGCGCACCTCGCGCAGCGTGGTGGCGTCGTGCTGGATGTACCCTGCCCCGTTGGCGAAGTCGCAGTGGCCGTCGTCGTACTTCGGCGGCAGCCGCGCCATAATCTCGGCGCACGCCGCGCACTGCTTCTCGTACTCCGCGCACTTCGCATCGTCGTCAAAGCGGCTCCCGTCGTCGGCCACGAACACGTTGATCGTCTTCATCGTCACAGCCCTCCCGTCACCAAGATCGCCACGCACACCGCCCACGTGCCGAACACCAGCACGCTCGCCCCCGCGATCATCACGCCACGGAGCGCGCGTCGCACGTCCATCTCCCACGAGCGGTACAGCAGGCGTCCGTTGGCGTCGGTGGTCAGGTGGCCCAGTGTGTGGTTCACTGCGTCACCTCCTCGAGCTTCTCAGGCCTCGGCGGCAGCGACCGCGTCTGCAGATCGCGGGGTGCCATGCCGATCGTGCGCAGGAAGGCCTCGGCAGCCTCGACGCCAGCAGGCGACAGCACGACCGTCTTCCGGTCCGGGTTGTCGTCGGCCATCCCGTGGTCGGCCAGGCCCTTCAGGGCGTAGAACGCGTAGCCCTTCCAGGAGCGCACGCGGGGCTGCCATCCTGGCTTCAGGTCGGGGGCGTCTTCCCGCCAGGCGGTCAGCCGCATCAACGCGAGGGTGAGGCGCTCGACGTTGCCCAGGCTGACGGAGGGAGCCTCGGTGAACTCCTGCATGAACTTGCGCCCGGCCTCGATGGCGCGCGCGTCGCCCTCGTCGGCGACCTTCGCCCAGCCCAGCAGCTCGCCGGCTTCGTCCCACGCGCCGGAGGCGACCTTGTCGGCGATGCGCCGGCGCAGGTGCGCGACCACTTCGGTCTTCGCGATCTTGATCTCGTCGTGCTTCAACTTAGCCCCCTAGTCCATCGGTTGTGATCGCGGCTGCCAGGTGCGTGGTCGGCGCTGTCAGTCCAGAGGCGAAGGCGCCCACGAACCACCGACCACACACCCAGCCGGGCGACACGCCCACCGCGAATCGTGCCCTCTCGGGCGCTGGTCCCGCTACTCGCCCACCCTGCACACCGCGCGCTCGCCCGTGCAGTCGATGAGCACCGCGTACGGACCGAGGATCTCGACATCGGGCTGCGGGTTGTACGCGCGGACGGTGGCGTGATCGTTGACCGCTCCCACCGTGGCGTTGCCCCTGGCGGTCACCGTGGCGTTGTCCCAGGCGGTCACCGTGGCGTTGCCCATGGCGTCCACCGTGGCCTTGTCCCTGGCGTCCACCGTGGCGTTGCCCATGGCGGTCACCGTGGCGTTGCCCATGGCGTCCACCGTGGCGTTGCCCATGGCGGTCACCGTGGCGTTGCCCATGGCGTCCACCGTGGCGTTGTCCCAGGCGGTCACCGTGGCGTTGTCCCAGGCGGTCACCGTGGCCTTGTCCCTGGCGTCCACCGTGGCGTTGCCCATGGCGTCCACCGTGGCGTTGCCCATGGCGGTCACCGTGGCGTTGCCCATGGCGTCCACCGTGGCGTTGTCCCTGGCGTCCACCGTGGCGTTGTCCCTGGCGTCCACCGTGGCGTTGCCCATGGCGGTCACCGTGGCGTTGTCCCTGGCGTCCACCGTGGCGTTGCCCATGGCGTCCACCGTGGCGTTGTGGATCAGGTAGTACACGCCTTCCGTGATCTTCTTGATGTGCGTCCGGTCGACGATCACCCGCTCTGCGACCAGTTCTGCCAGCGCCAGCCTCGCCCGCTCCTCGTCACGCTCTGCGTCCGCCCACTCGGGCATGATGTCCTGGTCGACGCGATACGTCCACTCGGCCAGCGGCGCACGCAGGCCAACGCCATCCAGCGACGGCGGGCAGATCTCGACGCGCAGCACATTGGGGCCACCGACCCCATCGGCGTGCAGCCCGTGCTTGCGGATGATCTCTTCGTGGCTGTCGACCAGCGCCCAGAACGCCTGCTCTTTGATCAGCACTATCGAGGCGAACTCACACATGTGAACCCCCTGCTGTGCAGCGCGAAGCTGCGTTGGTCCCCGCGGCACCCGTAAGGGAGTCGCCGCGAGGGGTGCTACTCAGCCGCGCACGATGGCGATCGCGTACTCCCCGCCGTCGCCCTTGCTCGCTTCCTCGCTCTCCCACACGCGCGTTCCGGGCTCGACGTCCTCGACGTAGCACAGGTCTACCTCGAACCCGTGCGAGTCGTAGGCCACGCAGTGGGGGTACAGCGTCTGGAGATCCGACACCTGGTTATCCCAGTCGTCACCGGCCAGCTTGCGACCGTCGACCATCTCGATTCGCTTGCTCATCTTCATCCTCCTCCCCCGGCGCGATTGCCGGGGGTCGCTGGGTGGTGGGGTCTACGCCTGCGGTCCACGCAGCCACGTGAGCAGCACGCGCCGAGCGTTGTCGGGCGAGAAGTCCGGGTCGTAGGTCTCGCTGTCGGGGTTGCCGCAGTCGGCCATCGCCTCGACCAGCCACGGCGTCAGCAGGTAGGCGTCGACCATTTCCTCGTAGGTGCCCTCGGTGCTATTGGCGAGGAACTCCTCGCGCGCCTGCCCGCCGACCAGGGTCTCCAGGGTGTATCCGTCGTTGCCGCTGTGGTTCATCTTGTCCCCCTTCCTCATCCTTCGGCCCCGGCGCCCTGCCGTTGCCGTTCCATCCATGGCTTAGTTGTATCATGGGGCTGGTATGGTGGCAACAATAAAAGCGCGGTCGCGTGCACTTTGTTTGCGTCGGTCGGTGTGGTCAGTCGCGCGGGTCCATCTCGAAACGCGCCGCGTCGGGCACCACGCGGATCGTGCGCCCGTGCCACGTGCGGTCGTCGCGGCGATCCTTCTGGCACTCGAACAGGTTGGGCCCCACGCGCTGGAGCACCATCGCAGCGAGCGCGATCTGCTCAGGCGTCCCGCGGAAGCTGCCGTGCGGCTTGTCGTCGCGAGCGCCGCGGTCGTGCTCGCCCAGCACGATCACCGTCCCCAGCTTGTTGGCGTCCGCGATGGCCTGGCCGAAGTCTCGGCAGTCCACCGTCACCACGCGGATCGGGTCGCGCGGGTCCGCCCACTCAACGAACATGCTGATCGCCGGCATCGTGGCGAAGTACGGGGTGACCACGTGGATCTGCCAGTTCTCTAACTTGGCCACTGGCTGCCCCTCGTAGCGCAGCACCTCGACGGGCATCGTCGGGGTGAACTTGCCATCGGCGAGCGCGCCGGGCTTCATCGCGCTGGCTGCCTGCACCACCAGATCGAAGCGTTTGATCGCGTCGGGGAACGTGCAACGCGGCGCGTGGTGCTCGACCACCGCGATCGCGACCACTTCCAGCCCGTCGCGCATCAGCTTCGTGGCCTCGGTCATCTTCGCCATCACATCGTCGAACAGCCCGCTCCACACGCTGTCATCGAACGCCTTGCCACCTTCGCCACCCTCGTATTCCAGCTTCGCCATGGTCCGAACCCTCCTTCACGCGCCGAAGCGCTTGGTTGCACACTCGGGACCGATCCCAAGCGTGATCGAAGCGGGCACACTCAGCACCCGACCGCACCTACCACACCGCCCCTCGTGGTACACCCCCAGCGCCTCGGGCAGCTCGTGCCCACGCGCCAGCAACTCCCACAGCCATGCCCACGCCACCGCGCTCGTGGCGGTCCGCGTGATGGGCGACTTCGACGAGTGCCGCCACTCACGCCCCTCGAAGATGGTCCCGAGGAACGTGTAGCTGCTGGTGTTATCGGGACCCATGAGGAGCTGCACGAAGTGGGGCCCCGGCGTCTTGGGCTGGCGCACGCGGTACGTGAACCGCTGGCCGGTGTGCCCGCTCTCGATGGTGAGGATCGCATTGCCAGCGAGCACGAACGCCAGCACGTCGGCGGTGGCGGTGAAGCGGTGGCGGTTCATCGTTTCACCTCGTCATCTGACAGAAGCGTACCAAGCCAGCGTTTCCAACGGCTTCCAAGATCCGTTCACGCAGTGCATTCACGTCGACGCCATCACGTACAATCTCGATATCGACGTGCACGATCTCGACCCCGCGAGGATCTGCGTACCCATGCGACCCGCAATTGCAGTGAGGGTACGCGCTCTCTTCTCCGTCGAGCACACGCTCGTATGCCTCGCCATCGATGCTGCACCCACACGCAGGGCAGCACCCATAGAGGTTCGCTACGTTTCCGCGCTGGTTGTGCACCACCCCGTGATTGAAATTGTCCGTTCTCTCCACAGACCACGCGAGGTGCTCCCACTCGGTGTTGCGCTTGCTGTGGACGTGGTGATGGCATCTGCGGCAGAGGTACACCTTCGCAGCGTTCGACTCGTCGTTGCCACCGAACGCCATTGGGCGAATGTGGTGAAGCTCCAGGCTTGAAAGAGACCCGCATCGTTCGCATGGCATGGTGGTACCTCCCGAAAGGTTAGGGACGGGGCGCGTCATCGGGGTGTTCGGGCACCCTTCCGATCCCGCGAGGCGGTTTCCGTGGTCGCTGGCCGGCGAACCACGTACCGCGCCCTTCGTCCCTACGATAGCGCGCTGTCGGTCAACGCGCAACTCCATCGTGGCCACGTGATCACCTACGCAGCCGCGCTGCCGTCAAAGCGCTCGTTGACGATCGCGTACACCTCGTCGCCTGCGATCTCTGCCTCGCGCCACAGGCGGTCGACCCGCTGTGCGAAGGTGCGCGCGTCGATGCGCCCGTACGCTCGCGCGGTCACGTTGCGGCGCATGGCCCGCAAGATCTGCAACGCGGTGGCCACGGGGTTGGTCGAGGTGGTTACGTCGCTGGGGCTCGTGAAGCGGCTCTTCGGGTGCAGCATGATCTACCCCTTCGCCTTCGTCGGTTCGCTCTCGGTGGCCTCGACGCTCTCCGGCGCCTCCGCGATGGCCAGGCAGTCGCGCAGCACCTCGACGGTGCCCGGGTGCCCCATCCACAGCGAGTGCAGGATGTTCGCGTGCAGGTGCGCCACTGAGTGCGCTTCGTGCGTCACCGCGGGGTTCTTCGTCCACGTCCCCGCGGCGTCACGAGTGCCCATGGCGTCGCAGAGCACCCGCGTCGCCTCTATCGCGTCGGCCAGTCGCTTGCGGTCCATGGTCTACCCCTTCGTCGGTTCGTGGTCGATGCTCAGGTCGTCGCTCACCAGCAGGTACTCGCAGCCGGTGAAGTTGGCGTCAGCGGTCGGCAGCCCGCCGTAGCGCGCCATCAAGCCCTCGCGGCACAGCCACCCCGCCAGCGCGCACAGTCGTCGCCAGTGTGCCTCGTGGTCGCGGTTGTCGCGCAGCCACACTTCCAGCGTGCGCCGGCCGTTCACGTCGCGGTGGTAGTCGACGTGCAGATCCGCGTACCGGTCGTCCACCGTGCTCCCCGCGTCGAGGCGCGCACCCACAATGAGCGCATGCAGCCTCGACGGCCAGGCCACGCGCCATGGGATGACGTGGCGGTCCATCGGCGTCGACCACGTGAACAGCGGTGGCAGCGAGATCGCATCGTAGCGCGAGGTCGCGAGCGTCGAGCGGTCGAACGTGGTCATCGGGCCACCGCCTTCCACGCCGCCACCCACCCCGGGCAGTTGCGCGGCTTCGTGCTGTCGGCCACAAAGCTGCACACGCAGCGCACAGTCCGCGGACGGTAGTTCATCGTCCCAACGTCCCGCGAGGCGGTGCACACGGTGTGGCTGGTATCGGAGCGCGTGTTGGCGCAGTTGCCGCAGTGCTCGGTGGTGGGCTTGGTGGGGGTCGTAGAGGTCATCGTCTACTCCTCGTCGCGCGGCATGAAGTCGCCGGGGCACGAGGCCGCGCGGATCGCGATGGCCCGCAGGTCGGCCAGCGTCTTCGGATCCTCGCCCTTGACCTCGACCCAGTCGGTCCAGCCCTCGTGCGTCGACACGCAGCGCACGCAGGCCTCGACCGTCGAGCCGTCGAACCGCGCCGACGCGTCGTAGCCGTTGCCGACCTCGTGCCCGTTGTGCACCTCGACACCGTCGGCCATGAGCGAGGGAAGCTCGAACCGTTCCCAGTGGTCGACCATCGCCTCGCGCACCGCGCTGCGGTCGAGCCACGCGTCGGGCTTGGCGTTCTCGACCTCGGTGTCTGCGTGCTCGTCGAACCACTCGTCGGTGCCGTCGCAGCCCTGCATCGTGCTGTTCCAGTCGCCACCCAGGTACTCGCCCGCGTTCCAGTAGGTGGGCAGTTCTATCTCGGTGATCTCGCGTGCCAGTTCGTTCTCGGCGTCCTGCGCACCCTCTGTCAGCCGGCCAACGAAGTTCGAGCCGTCGTGGTACGACTCCCAGCCCGCGATGATGGCTTCGAGCAGCGCCTGGGCCTCGTCGCTCTCCAGGTAGTCGCGCAGGTCGTCGGTGTCGGCCACGCCGTCGTTGATGCGCCCGATCTCGCGGTCGACTCCGCTCCAGATCCGCCCGGGTGTGCCGTTGCCGTACATCGTGCAGGTGTCGACCGTGCGCGCGTCGCAGTCGAGCACGATGCGGTGGACCCAGTTCGAGCGCTCGTGATCCGCCGAGGCCTGGTTGAAGTCGCCGCTCACGTCGATGGTGATCTTGCTCGTGTCGCTCGTGTCGCCCATGGTCGTCTCCATCCGTCTCGGGTTGCGCTCTAGATCATCTCGTAGCCGGCGGCTTCGAGGCGCGCCGCGTCCGCGGGCAGCACCACCCAGAAGCGGCCGTTCTCGCCGTCGTCGTCGATGTCGCCCTGGATCAGCCAGTGGCTCTTCGTGCAGCGCGCCGCGTAGCTGCGGGCCAGGTCCAGGCTGCGGAACTCGGCGAAGCTGTGGCGCTTCACCAGGTCGACCAGGTGGCTGGGGATCCCGCTCGTCGTCGTCGTCCGCGTCGTCGTCGTGCTGGTCATCTTCATCTCCGTGTTCGTCCATCCCATGACCGTGTTGTACCATCGCGCCCATTGGACCGCAACAAAAAAACGCACGCTCGCGATACTTTTCTCGCGGTCGCAACGCGATTACTTGCGTATCCAGCCACGCAAGCGCCAATGCCCCTTCCGCGCGTGTGACCCCCGATCCGCGCCAACAACCCCGGCGACGAGGCGAGCGCGTTCCTGGCAGCGTCGCGTTGACGCCACGGCCCGTCTCGAAGCGATCGCGTCTGCTTGTCCCCGATCGGGCACTGCCCGGCTTTGTTGTAGTAGGTGGCCACGCGATCGAGCCTGTCCCCGTTCGAGCGCCTGGCCGCCTTACTCAGATGGTGGCACCGCGAGTGCGACGCCGCGAAGCAACGGTCGGATCGGAGGTTCCCATGGGTACGAACACGACGCGCAAGGTGCTGGTCGCTGCGTTCCGAGAGGTCACGCTGGCCATGAGCGGGGTGCTCACGTGCTACGACGCCGACTACGAGCTGGTGGCCGGCGTCGCCGATGCCATCAGCAAGACGTTCCACGGGCAGTTGCAGCGGCTGGAAGATGGCGGGCAGGTGGGGTCGCCACGACCGATGGACGACCTGCTGGACGAGATCGAAGCGGGCTGAGGTCAGAGCAGCGACGCCTGGCCACGCTCGGGAACCGCGCTCTCGAACGGCAGCGCTTGAAACGCGTCGGCGTCGCGGTAGGTGGCGACGTTCGGATGCGGTCGCGGGAACGCCTGCATCGTGGCTATCTCGTCGGGCGTCAGGCCCCAGGAGGTTGCCGATGGCTTGACGAACAGCGCTACCCCTGCACGCTGGCAGGCGTCACGCAGTTGCAGCACCGCGTCACGCGAGACGGGCGGCGCCGTGCGCGCCTTCGTGCCGGTGAGCGGTCCGATGATGAGCCACGCCAGTGAGCACGATCCGACGACAGCCCCGATCGCGTCGAGACCATCATCGCCACCCATCCACGGCTCCATGCTGATGAACGTCGTCGGCTTGCCGCGAAGAACAGCCAGGTGCGCCGCAGCTCCGTGGAACCCGCCTGCGCCAGCGACACCCGTCGCCGTCGCACCCAGCCATGCCCACGGCTTATCGCTCCAGTCGATGCCCCGGTACGCCTGCGGGTTCTTCGTGCAGAACAGGTAATCGTGGCGCTTGTCCCGAGAGCACGCAGCCAGCACCTCGTCTTGCCACGTCAACGGCACCCACTCACCCCACAGATCGCCCATGGGAACGACGAACACCCTCCCGGGCTTGCGCGGCGCCGGCACGTCGATACGGTAGCGGTGGAACGTCGGGTGGAAGCCGAACGGGTATGGGTCTGCCGAGGGGTGTCCGTCAGCGTCGCGCTCGTGCTGGTAGCGAAACGGCTCGTCGAGAACGTGCAGGCCATCCCACGCAGGTGGATCGATCCCATCACCGCCGGGTCCATGCCAGCGCTTCACTATCGCAGCGGCGTAGCAGAACTGCCGGCGGCACGGGTGGTAGCAGCCTGTGACCGGCGACGATCCGTAGTCACACCACGGGATATCGGACTTGTAACACTTCATCGCATCACCTCTTGACCCGCGGGGGTGTAGACGCCAGCCATCACCGCCTCCCGTCCGTCGACCACGTCTGGTTGCCGTTCCCGTCTTGCAACGCCACCCACGGGCCGCTGTCGGGCAAGATTCCCATGTTCGCGCGCACGGCCCCGTTCCCGTCCTTCAGCACCACGACCGGCGATTGCTCGTACACCGCGATCCCTGCGCTGGCCCTGGAATTGAGACCAGCCACGACCACGCGGGCCTTGTCGCCGTTAACACCCAGCAAGATCCGCGCGTTGCCCATGGCGTCATTGAGTGCCAGGAACGACCCGTCTGGTTCCACCCCGATCTCGCAGCGCGTCTTGCCCGTGGCGTCGACCAGCACAAACGAGGTAGCGCGCACCTCGCCGATCTTGGGCGCCTCGACGACGGGGGGAACGGTGGCCACGGTGGCCGCCACCTGGGGAACGGCGGGGGAGGTCTCGTCCTTCGCCACCGATCCCGAGAGCAGCACCCACGCGAGCACCCCGCCAACCACGATCACGCCACCGAGCACCCCGCCCAGCATCGTTGCCACGAACCGCCTCATGCGCACCTCCTACGAAAGCCACAGGTCGAGCGCGTCAACGTGGCGCGCGCGATCCGAGGCGTGAGCGACGAGAAACGTGCCAGCGGGCCGCCGCTGGTGTTCCCTATTGGTCTGTTCACAGTGGTCTGTTCCCCTTGGTCTGTTCATTCCGCCAACCTGGGGACTTCCTTGGATGCCAGGTTGGCGCCCAGCACGTCGCCAAGTTGGCATGATGAAAACGCCAAGTTGGCAGGCTAGCGCTTGGGCGCCAAGTTGGCAGGCTAGCATGATGTAACTACGCGACACCAATTGGATCACCGTCCTTGTCGACCACCGTTTTTCGGTCGTCGCTCAGGTAGAGTCCCTTACGCTTCATATCCGCCTTCGCCTCCTGGAAAAACTGCCGCATTTTGGTGTCGTCGCGAAAGATCAGGCAGAAGTCATTCATGGCCGGGATCTCGCCACGCGTCTTGTCCTGCGACGGAATGTAGATGTCCTTTGCAACTCGGTAGCCGCGGAGCGCGACAAGTGACTCCATGCACGTTGTACCTTCCTTCGCCCTCGCCTTGATCGCTTCGCGCCGTTCATCGGTGAATGTGTACCCAGGCCCCATGCGGAACGTCTTGACCCATGCGTCGAACACGCGCTCAGCTTCCTTCTCGGTCATCCCATGGCCCGCCCACAGGTCAACCGGCGTGGCGTCCGTTGTCTTCACACGTGGCTTCGTCTTGCGCTGGGGAACCTTCGACGGGTCAGGGTTCCCCTCGCTGTCAACCGTCACCATGTACGTCGAGACGCGTCCGCACCTCCCTGTTCCTGGTACACGCGCCACGAATTGCCTGCCCTCCTTCAGCAGCACTTCTAGCGCCCTGGTGACGCCGTGTTCTGACATATCACAAACCTCTGCCAGCCTTGGGAGCGACGGATAGCACGTGTTGTCGTGTGGGTCTCTGTGGTTGATGATCGCCAGCAAGACCAGTTTGGCCTTGTAGCCGATGCCTCGAATCTTGCGAAACGTGAGGTTGTTCAGATCCAAGTTTGTAAGTTCTGCTGAATTGGACCTCGGCTTGGGCTTGACGCGCGCACTCGTGCTCATGAGGTTCCTCCCGAAAGGAAAGTGGTGACCGCGGCTCCCAGGTGTTCGGGCACCCAGGACGTCCCTCGCGGTAGGAAGCTGGCCGGCTCCAACCGCGGTCACCACAGATAGTACCCTCAGCGGCGATGGTTTTCAAGCGTCACCGCACCCACGCGGCGATCGTCAGGTCGTCGCAGCCCGTCAGCGTCGCGCCCACGAGGATGCTGCGACCGAAGCGCTGGAACACGTCGAGGTCACGCATACAGCGCCGGCCACCCTTCGTGAGCACCGAGACGGGGATGCGGGAGTTGTACATCGTGACCAGCACCGTACGCGTGAACCCGATCTCCGCGTCGCGGTGGTTGTAGGGGTCGGTCGTGAACGACAGCAGCACAGTCGCCTGGCTGCCTGCGTACTTGTGGCACGTGCGCTCCACGTCCTCCACAGTGAGCGCTGGCGTCGGGCTGGTGGTCCACCTGCCGTACCGCTCGCCGTTGCGCTTGCAGTATCCGTAGGTGCATCCGTGCGAGCACCCCCGGTAGTGGTTGAGCGCGAGCGCTGCGTACTCGCGAGCACGACCATTCGGTTCGTAGATTGGCATGGGATCCTCCGTCGCACTGGAAGCGTAGCACTACTCGGCGGGCTGGTCGTCGGTCGAGTCGCTGGTCTCGGGCTGGCCGGCGTCTGTGGGCGTGGCGTCGCTGGTGCTGCTCGAGCTGCTGGCCTTCGCCGCCTTCTTCTCGAGCTTCTCCTGCTTCTTGGCCTGCGCGTTCTCGTGCTTCTCCTGGATGACCTTCTCTGCGGCCGGCAGCGGCAGCTTCTCGATCAGCCCGTTCTCGTGCCACCAGACGATGGCCGCGCGCACGATGCGCCGGATCTGGAGCACGCTCGCCGCCGCCCGTGGCTTGCCCTTCAGCATCGTCGCCTGCTCGCTGGCGTAGAAGCTGTTCACGTGCACCGCCAGGATCTTCTCGACCTGCTTCTCCTCGCCCATCACCTCGACCAGCAGGTCGAGCGTGCGCTTCACCGTGCCGACGGTCGACGGCTTCGCGGTCGGCGTGATGTGCTCGATGTACTTCGCGCACGCGTCGTTCAGCAACGTCCCGGTCGACTGGAACTTCGTGGTCATGGTCAGAACCTCCTCGTGAGAGTCATCGTCCACCCAGCGTCAGCCACTCGGCAGCGCCAGGCCATCGCTCAGTTCGTGAATCCCTGCCAGGAGCACGCCGGCTTCGACGCGTCCTGGCGGAACCCCACCGCGCCGTACTGCCCGCACTGCCACCAGCCGCTGATCGCCAGGTTGCGACGCAGCGGGCCCCCGCACTGCGGGCACTTGCCCTTGCGCACGATCTCGATCGTCTCCTGGTACGCCCGCTCGAGCGAGGCCTGCTGCTCCAGTCGCTCGCGCCGGCGAGCCCGCTTCTGCTCGATGGTCAGCTTCATGGTCTACACCACCCACTCAGCGACACGTTCGTCGGTGGCCATCCCGATCCAGTCGTCCGCGAACTCGATGTAGCACTCGATCATGTGGATGGTCTTCCGCTTCATCGCGGTCGCGAACTCGCTGGCTGCGAGCCGCCAGTAGTGGCGCTCTGCTGCGCTCGTCGCGTCGCGAGCGTTCTGCGCAGCCGCCTCGCGCAGCAGGTCCAGCATCTCGTACATCGTCGCGTCGGCCTTCGCTTTCATTTCGCCACCTTGCCCTGCAGCGCGTCGTTCACCAGCGATCCGAGGTAGCTGTACACGAAGGGCCCCTCGTTCTCGGCTTCGATCCAGAGCATCCGAGCGCGCATCTCGAACTCGTCGAGCGACCGCTCGTGCTGGTAGTACGCGTTCACGTTCTGGCGGATGCGCCGGTAGATGCTCTTGGCCTTGCTGATGTCGCGCGTGGTGGTCATCGTCGTTGCTCCTGGTCAGCCGTTGATGATTTCGAAGCGATCGACGCCGGGCACCAGCGAAAGCGTGCGACCGTTGTCCCAGTCGACGTCGATCTGCGCGAAGCGCCCTGTGGTCACCGCGAACACCGTGCCGGTGGCGCCGGCCGGGATGGGGTCGGGATCGTCGGGCATCTCAATCATGCGGATGCGGTCTCCAGCGTTCACCATCGTCGTGCTCCTCGCGTTGTTCTCGCTGCCCACGATGCTGTTGTACCTTCGATGGCCCGCGATGGGTACAAAAAAGACGCTGACGATGACACTTTTCTAGCTGCGAGCGGTCGATTGTTTGCGCCAGCCATCGCGCGCCAGGCCTCGCGAGAACACCGACGCGCGACGTTGGCCCACGTGCAGACCTTCCAGATATGGATGGCCACCAGTGCGTTCTCGCAAACGATCGCGCCCGTTTCGAGAGCGTAAGTGCGCGTATTGATTCGGTGTTATTTGGCGAGTGGGCTAGAGATCTGGACGCGCCTGATAGCGTAGTCCATGCACACGAAAGTGCGCGAAACCAGCGAGCTATTCGGTGGGGGTCTGCGCTGCGCCACTCGCACGCTTCTTCGGCTTCGCCTTGGCAGCCTTGGCGTCGGCCTTGTCCGCCGCGCGCTGCGCCAGGTCGACGCCACGCTCAGCCGCGACCTCTGCGAACGTACGACCGTCGCCCTCGAGCGTGGCTTCCAGCCCGGTGTACTTCTGCCAGCGCTCGACCGCCACGTCGACGAAGTTCGGCATGCGCTCCACCGCGAACACGCGCCGGCCGGTGACCTCGCCAGCGATGATCTGGCTGCCGCTCCCCGAGAACGTCTCGAGGCAGACGTCACCGATGTTGGTGTGCTTCAGCATCGGGATCTCGAAGAGCATGATCGGCTTCTGCGTGGGATGGACGCCGTCAGTGCACCGGCCCTTGCCCTCCCAGTCGTAGACCCACACGTTCGACATCTGGTCGATCTTGTTGATCAGCGGCCGGTCGCCCTGCACCCAGCCCATCATGCAGGGCTCGTTCTGGAAGTTGAACATGCAGAAACCCAGGATCGGCGTCGGCTTGATCCACTGGATCGTCTGGTGGAACCGGATGCCGTTCGCCGCCCACGCGTTGCGGTTGTGCAGGACGTTGCTGTCCGCGTACCAAGTGTACCACGCGGCGTTGTCAGCCACGTGCACCTTGGCAGTCGCGAACACGTCGCGCAGCATGTCCTCGTACTCCTGCATCGACGCGTAATGATCCCAATACTTGTCATCACCATTGACGCCCCAATCATGATTATTTGACCCTGGCTCCTTGCCAGCCAGCTTGTCCTTCGCGTTCAACGGATGTGATGTTCCGTCATAATTAACGCCGTAAGGGGGATCGGTAGAATATAATTGAGCTTTCTTGCCGTCCATCAGACGCACCAGCGCCGCCTTGTCGCGGCTGTCTGCGCAGATGATCCGGTGGCCGTTCTTGCCGGCGGCGCCGAGGATCCACAGGTCACCGTTCTTCGAGACCGGCGTCGTGGGAACCTCGGGCACCTCGTCGCGCTCGATCTTGCGATTCGCCGCGGCGCCAGCATCGTCGGATTCCTTCAGCGACTGGTGGATCGACGCCAGATCGGCGTCGGTGTACCCGATGCCAGCCAGGCCGGCGTCGCTCGCGCTCAGGCCATCGAGGATCTCTGCCAGCAGCTCGTTGTCCCAGCCGCCGAGTTCCACGATGTGGTTGTCTGCCACCGCGTACGCCGCTGCCTCGTCGTCGGTGGAGAAGCTCACGCCCCGAACCACGGGCACCAGCCACTCGCCACCATCGACGCGGATACGCTCGGGTGCGGATTCGCCGGCGGCCTTGCGGCGTTGAAGCGAGTCGAGGCGCCCATGACCTGCAACCAGACGTCCCGTCGTCTCGTTCATGATGATGGGCGCCACGAAGCCAAAGCGATTGATACTCGCGTCAATCGACGGTTCGTCATGCCGCTTGGGGTTCCGTTCCCACCGCAGCACCTTCGACAGCGGCGTGTACTCCACGCGGATCTCGCCAGCGTCCTGCGGTGTGGCTGGTGATGCTATCTTGCGACGTGCCATGGACCCCTCCCGGCTTGTGGTTGCCGCGCTGACGACGCCAGCGCTCACGACGATGGTGTACTCGTAGGTGAGGCGGGCGTCAACCTCAGGGCGCCAGCCTGCCAATCCCAACGGTAGCCCCACGCACCGATACCGCCCTCTGCACGCCCCACAGGCTGATCTCGAAGCGCATGAAGAACCGAGGCGCGGACTGCAACGGCGACGACAACATCTGAAAAGCGTGCGTCGCGGGCACCCACGCCACACCTGCACCCGCCGGGTGGTCGGCACCCGTCTCGCCGTCCGTCGACAACGTGCGGAACCCGTCATTGAGGATGCCGTCGTTGAACCAGCGATTTGCGGCCACGTTCTTCAGCCGTGCCCATTCCTTATACGCTCCGGTCACGTCCCGGCTTACGATCTTCATCGTGATCTCATCATCCGAATTCACATCAGCAGCGGCCAGCACCACGTATCCCAGCGCGTCGGACAGCCGGTCTTCGAACCGATTGAGGATCGGGATCTCGACGTAGGTTCCGACGCCCAGGATGCCGTAGTTCGCGTATTCCGCACCGGCCCCCGCCCCAAAGTTGTCCACGTCCAGCCACAGCCAGTCTCCCGGGTCTGCTCCCGTGGGGTTGGCGCCAGCCGCGATCTGCACACCATGGACCCACGGACCGAAGACGTGCCCCTTGTCGGGCACGCCCGTGTTGTCGTACGACCGTCCGCAGTTCAGCGGGATCAACGGAACGGACTGCCACTCGACCTTGCCGTTGGTGCCGAGGTAGGCGAAGTCGCCGGCCTTCAAGATCGGGTGATTCCCGCTCGCCGCCGGGATCTCGTCGGCCCCGTCGCCACCATCCTCTGCGAGCACGAGGATCTCCGTGGTCAGCGGGTTCGCCGCGTCGGCAATCGCCACCTGGCGCACGGCTCCGACGCCGACCGTCCGCCCCACCAGGTCGAGGTCGCCAGCGCCGCCCAACTGCACCGCCGAGAACTCCGCATCCGTGGTCTGCGCCGCCGCGTTCGCCTGCGCCGCCACCTTCATCACGTGCCCCGGGAGTGCATCGAGGGTGGCCAGCATCCGCTCGAACGCGATCGTGGCGTCCAACTCGTCGTCGTCGAAGTTCGCCAGCAGGTGGAGCTGCTCCGCGCCCTTGCTGCCAGACGTCACCACCCGCAGCGCCAGCGAACCAGCGCCGCTCGCAGGCGTCGTCGGGGCGAGGTACAGCGCGTCGCCGCCCAGCCCTTCCAACTCCCGATCGCCACGCATCGAGCGCAGCCGCAACGGCGCCTGGCTCGCGCCGCCACCATCGATCACTGCGCCCGTCCAGTCGTACGTCACCAGCGGCAGCAGCCCATCAAGCCGCGCCTGAGAGTACGTCCCCGCGTAGGTCGTCAACTGCGCCGTCCACTTCGGCGTGGCACTGGTCGTCTCGTCGACCGCTTCCATGCACACGGTGAATGTCCCGGCTCCGACCCCGGGAGCGTACTGGTAGTCGGTCCAGTCCGGAGCACCGGTCGCATCCTCGAAAATGAAATGCCCATCGATGAACGCGAATGGCCTGGTCCCAACCACGAACGGGCTCGACGCGAACGCCGTCTTGACGATGCCGCCACCGGGCTCAGTCAAAACGATGTTGTTCCAGCCCATGTCGGCGTTCGAACCCAGGTAGATGCCCGCCTTGTAGGGGTTGCCTGCGCCGTTCACGTACCCGCGCACCCACGCCTCCAACTCGTCGAGGCGATCGTCGGTCTGCTCCGGCACGTCGACCACGTTCTGCACCGAGGTGTCGACTACTCCCGTCGTCACTGTGGCGAGCAGCACGTGCCGCGAATCACCCGTCGGGTCCACCGTCTCGACCACCGGGCCCAGCACGCAGGCGCCGTAGTCAGCCTCGACCAGCGAGGCCGCCGTCTGCCCGAACAGGTGCGGGACCGTGGCGATGAAGTGCCCGCCGCTGACCAGCCCGTCCACCAGCGCCACCGCCTGCGCACCGCCGGTCGCCGGAACCACCTTCCAGATCACCACCTGTCGTGTGTGGAGGGGGTCGGGAGCGTACAATGTTGGCCCGATCAACGAGTCCAGCCGGAACTGCAACTGCCCCGCGATCGGCTCGGTCACCAGGTCCGGCGTGCCCTGCCGACCGATGCGCTCTTGCTCCACGTCGAACCGGTACTCCGCCAGCGCACCCGTCGTCGACGGCTCGCCCAGCGTCCGAGCCTGTACCGGGATCTTCTCGTACCGCAAGCTCACGTAGTACGTGACCCCCGGCGCGTCGGGGAACCACACGTCCGCAAACCCCGCCGACCCCGCAAGCTGCTCGAACCACTCGCCAGCCCCGAGAGCCACAGTGGGCATGATCAACCGCGACTTGCCGTCAGCGTCCTCGACGATCGCCCCACGGGTCGCCGTCGTGCTCACGTCCACCTTGCCCGCCGCGTACACCACCGGCCACGTCTCCCCCAGCACCGCAGGCGTCGGGAACAGCGACCGCAGCACGTCGCCCACCGCTCCGTGCAGCGGGTCGCGCAGGTACGTCTTCCAGTGCTCCACACCCGCAGGCTGTCGAGTGTTCGGGTTCCACAGGGGGTCTCGCGTGGTCATGGTCTACCTCCAGAGAGTCCAAGAGCCTTCCGGCCCGTTTTGCTACGCTACCTCGACGACTTCCGCTAGCACAATCTCAGCCACCGATCCCGCGTCCGCCGATAGCCGGAACCGCCCGGGCAGATACCCCACCGCCCCGGGGACGTACTCAAACACCGTGCTCCCGTCCAAGATCACCAGCACGCGCGTTCCACCGGCCACTGCGCGATGCTCGACTCGCAGGTCCACCGTGTACCCCGCCGGGATGTCCAAGACAGCGCCAGAGTCCATCAGGAGCGCAGGGCCCACGGTGTTGTACAGCCGGATCTGACTCGCCCCCCCCGCGGGCTCAATCAGCAACTCGAACCCGTCGTCGGTGGCGTCCATATACGTCCGCAGCCTCACGGCGTCCCCAGCCCGGTACCGCGCCCGCACGTGCACCGCATGTTGCGCCCACGTCGACCCGTCGTTGGCCGTCTCCGCGTACGCAGTGTCAACCCCGTCGCCCACCGTGGCCACTCCATCGGCCGCCGTCACGGGCCCCGAGGTCGTCCACTGCCCCGAGCCCTCCAGGAAGTCGTCGATGAACTCGAACACCTGCCGGATCACCGTCGACCCCAGCCTCCGCACCGTCTCGACCGCCGCGTTGATGATCGTGGCGCTCACCCCCTCGGGGTTCGTGTGGTGCACGTAGACCGTCGACTCTTCCCCCGCGTCCGAAAGCGCCACGAACAACGCCGGCAACGGGCCCCCAACGATGTCCCGCAGGTCCTGCCACTGGTACGTCACCGACCGCGCGCCCAACAACGCCCGGAAGAACCGCCGGTAGTCGGTGCCCTTCTCGTCGAAAATGAACGGCGCCGACACCACGAACCGCCTCCGTTGGTTCGCGGTCAGGCTCGCGAACCACGGGGTCCTCTCGTCCAGCCCGACCACCGTCGCGAGCTCGCTCACGAACTCGTCGTCGCAGGCCAGCGGATCCTTCGCCGAGAGCAGCCGGTTGAACACCTTGGCGATCTCGAGGTCCGACCGCGCGAAGGTCCGGTACAGTCCTTCGAGGAACTCGCGGCCATCCTCCGAGGCGTACAGCGACGGCCTGGTCAGCGCCAGGTACCGGCTTTTCAACGTCTCGATTGCGGCGTCCAACTCCGCAGGGGTCGGGGAGGGCGAGAGCCCCCAGAACGTCAGCGTGGTCATGCGCAGGTCCCTCCGTGGGCAGACAGCACGGCGTCAGTCACGACCTCGAACAGCCGGTTGCTCATTGGGGTCGCCGTGGTGAGGATGTACACGTAGCGCGACTCTTCCCGGGCTGCGGCTACGGGAACGACAGCCCCGCCCTGCAACTGCACGGTCCAACTCGCCGCCCGTCCAGCGCTCGCCAGGGATGGCCAGGAGTACCAGGAAGCGTCATCGAACTCCACGCGAATCTCCGTGGGCGTGATGGCCTCGGCGCGCTTGGCGACACCTCCGTCCCACTGCACCCCTACGAACGGCAGGTCGCCAGGCGCGGCAACCTCCCCACCGCCAATGGTGGCCACGACGCCCCCTGCGGTGAGGTCGACGGTGCACGCCTCGCCCGGTGCGGTCGGCCGCGAGAGCGTGGCGACGTACACGAACGTCGAGGCCTTCACGATCACCGTCGCCGCCAGCCCGCCAAGCGCACCCTGCACCACCACCTTCGCCACGTCGACCGCGTCGGCCTCGACCGGCGCCGTGTTGGGCCCGCCGTCGATGTAGGTGAGGCGCAGCGTCTCCGCGTCGTCCATCGTCGCCGACAGCAAGCCACCCCAGACGCTCACGAGCACGTCAACCCCTGGGTCGTCGCAGAGCCCCCCCGAGTCCGTAGCCACCAGCGACGAGTCGACGCCGACCGTCTCCCCTGGCTCGATGCTCCGATCGAGCGTGAGGTCGTACACGAGGTCGGACACGCGCGCCGCCGTCACCAGCGCCAGCGGCCCAGCGTCCCCCGCCACTGCCCAGTTGCCTTCCGTCTCGGCCGAGGCCTGTAGCGGGATCTGCGCCCCGCCCCCCGAAGCCACGAACGTCACGCGCACCGTGCTCGCACCTGTCTGCGCCAGCGACGCGATCCCGCAGTCGGTGACGGGCGCCAGGAGCGTCGCCGAGCCGTTGACTACGCCACCGTAGTTGGTCACGACGCCGAGCGGCGAGAACTCGTTCCACGTCCCGCCGGGCGCCGCGTGGTTCAGCGTCAACCGGTAGGTGGTATCGGACTGGCGAGCGGAGCCCGTGACCGCAAGCGTCGGATCGGCGCTCACCACGTCCCAGTTGGCCACGTTCTCCGCGCTGACCTGCGTGACGATGGCGGTTCCGCCGAACGAGTCGACAAACACCACGTCTACTGTTACCTGGTCGATGAACGACGACGACGGCTCGTCAACGTCAACGTCGACACCCTGGTATTCGTAGGGGCCAACGTCCGCAGATGTCCCGCGGACGGCCGTCACGCCCGCAGCATCAAGCCCGTCTCCGCCCGCGTCGTTACCGACGTTGATCAGCGCGCTCGCGCCGCCGATCTCGAAGTCGTTTCCGGCGAAGTTCGCGAAGTCGGCCGCCGCGATCAGCGTGTTGACGTCGGTGCCACCTGGAGCCCCGATCACAGCGTCGTAGTGGTTCTTCGCCCATGTCGCGCCGACCTGGACCTCCATAGCCTCAAAATAGCACGAGTCGACGTTGACGCCGCCCTTGGCGCCGTTTGGTAGGTAGTCGCCGAGCGTGTTGTTCGCGAAAATGCAGCGCTTGACCACGAGCGGCGGGTCGGTAGCCGCAGCGTGCTCGATACCGTAGTGGTTGTGCGCGTAGAACTGCGAGTAGCGCACGTTGACGCCGGTCGCGTCCGCTCCGGTCAGGTAGATTCCCCACGATTGCGTGCGGAAGGTGCAGCGCTCGATGGTCGCCCGCGATCGTCCCGCGACCTGCGCATAGATTCCGACGCCGCCGGACGCTCCGTCGCCGTAGAAAGTACAGTCCTTGGCGTCTACGGAGCAGACAGCGCCTCCCCCGTTGACGACGAGCGCCACGCCCCATTCGCCAGCCGCGGGGTTGTTCGGGCTGGCAGCGTACTCCTTGACCGTGCATCTGCGCAGCACGCACGCCGCAGCGCTGGCGCCGCCCTCGACGCGGATCGCGTTGGCTCCAAGAGATGTGCCCGTGATCGTCGAGTCGTAGAAGGTGCAGGACTTCGCGGAGGCGATGTAGACCACACCGCCCGAGGCTCCCGGGGAGTTGCCCGCCGTGAGAGTGATGTCGAAGCCGAACCCACTGCCCGCCGCCTCGCCGACGATCCATCCGCTTCCCGGCGCAAAGCTGGTGTTGTTCGCGGGGGTGAGCGTGATGTTGGCGCCGCGCTGGTTGATCCACTGGATGTTGGCCGTCGCAGGCTTCGAGAGGGTCTGTCCGACGTAGGACAGCGCGGCCCCGGCCTCGAACACGATGCGGTCGCCAACGCCGCATGCTGCGAGGGCGTCGGTCACGGCCGCGGCGCCGCTGTAGGTCGTCGGGATCAGCCTGTCGGCCATCGTCTACCCCTTCAAGCGCGGGCGGTGCTCACGTGGCGTCACGACCCACGCGAAACCCAGCAGCGCCAGCACAGCGCCAACAACCCCAGCCACCGCAACGGCCATCACGTCGGGCCCCCTGCGTCTACGCGCTTCCATATCCCACTTCTCGGAGCGAACTGCACCACCGCCCCGATGGCCCGCCACAACACGAACGCCGCCAGTAGGCGGATCGTTCTCACGGCTGCCACCCGTCACAGGTCATCCCCAGGCGGTCAAGCCGCTCACCCGCGAGCTTCACACGCAACATCGCCTGCGCCCGGGTGAACGTCGGAGCGCCCGGCCAGCACACGCGTGCGTCTTCGCCAACAGTACGAAAGCAGTCCGCGAACACCGCTCGCTGGAAGCACGCACCGTCCCACTGCGTGTCCACTGCCGCGGCGTCCTGCGCAGACGAGCACCCACCGATCATCACGAGCACGAACGCAGCCAGGATCTTCGTGGCCTTCATCACAGCACCTCCATGACAGTCTTCAGCACGAGCGCAGCCAGACGCCCGCCGATCTCGATGCCCAACTCGTTGCCCCGCTTCTCAGCCCGCGCCAGCGCCTCCAAGAGCAGCGACTGGCAGACCTGCCGATCCGCCTTCGACGCCATGACCACCGCCGACGCAGCGATCATCACGTCCACAGCAGCGGCTTTCACCTCGGGCTCGAACTCTCCCGCGACTCGAAGACACCAGGCATTGAAATCGTCCATGTCAGGCCTCCGTGATGGTCACCGCCACCGTCCCGGGGAACGGTAGCTCGGTGCCGGTCAACACTATGTTCGCCACCCCCGGGCCCCCACCGTCGTCCATCGTGAGCACCGCGATGTCGTAGGCTCCATATCCCGCAGCAGCCAACGCCACCACAGCCAAGCGGAAGCGCTGCACCTCGCCCCCCAGCGTCCACAGCCACTCGGCGTAATCCGACGATACCACCTCGCTCTCCCGGCCCGCAGCGATCTTCCAGTCGGCCAGCGTCGCGTCAGGGCGAAGCACGCTGGTCAGCGCCTCTTGCACCGCACCAGACTTGCCCGTTGCAGTCCCGGGCTGGCACATGATTTCGATCGCCACGTCGATAGGCTCCGGCGTGTAGTTCACCGGCCAGCACCGAAGCCCCGCCATCGTTCGCCCGCCGACGCGTTGCAGGTCGACCTGCTGCCCGTTGAACCACGTGTCCATCTCCGCGAGGTCCGACGTGGTCAGAGCTGCCCCATCCTCACCCACGACAACGAGCATCACCGACTGGTCACCAGCGCCGTTCTCGACGGCAATCGCTCGCGAAACCGGGTTGCCCCCAGCCGCGAGCATGAAGTCGTCCTGCGCCGCCGTCTCGTAGTCCTCGACGGTCACCACCCGCTGCACAGCTCGAACGCGAGCAGGGCCCACGTACCGAAGCTCCTCCAACGAGATCGCGGTCCCGGCTTCCCGGTACGTCCAGCCCGAAGCCGCTCGGTGGTTCCACACCGCTGCTACGAGAGAGACCCCCGTGCGCTGCACTTCGATCGTCCCTGCCCCCGCGTTGCCGTTCTGGTCGGCACCCACGCGGTAGGTGGACCTCACGACCTGGCCCGCGGGCGGGATCTGCCCGTTGGTCCCGTTGCCGGTCACCAGCCTCACGACCTCGTCGTCCATCTCCAGGACCTGGAACACCTTCGACGACGAATCGGCGTCGTACAGCGTTTCGATCTCGCTCCAGTCCGCGTCCGTCCCCACGCGCAACTCGGACACCGACCCGTCCACGTAGGGCTCGGTCGGAAGCGAGAACTCCTGCCAGGCGTCGCCCGTGGACGTTCCGAGCTCGTCGGACACCGTGCGCCCCTGCGTGGCTTCCCACGGCAGGTACCAGTCGCCGTCGTCCCCGTCGACCGTCGTGGGCTTCGCGGAGGCTCCCCCCGTGACCTTCGCCACGCGGAAGCGTAGCCAGAAGCCCTCGACCCCCGGCGTAGAGTCGGTGGTCCACGTGCGCGAGGTGGTGAGCGGAAGCACGATCTCCGTGGAGCCCGAGGCTGCCAGGGTATCCCCAGCAGAACCGCTCACGTCGTCCACCGGGATCGGCGTCCACGTGGTCTTGACGCTGTAGTCCGACGCCACCTCGGAGGGGATCGTCTGCCCCATGTACCCGCCGATGGTCAGCACGGTCAGGCTCGCGCCCATGGTTCCCGTGGCCACTCGGCCCGTAGGTAGGTACGTCACCTCCACGCCGAGGCCTGTGCGCCACCTGGTCGCGCCGTCCACGAATGTCCCCACGTGGAACGTCAGCGTGCCAGGCCCGTCGCCGTCCTTCGTGACGACAGCGGGCGTCCCGACGTAGCCTTCGTCCATGTACTCCAGAGACAGGTCCACCGTCCCCGGATTCGGCGTCGTGAACGCCCACGTCATCGCGTCGAACGCCAGGTGCCGGTGCCCCACGTAGACCGCTTCGCCGTACACGGGGGGCGTCGAAAACAGGTCAGCCCCCGGCACCCACGCCGCGAACACGAACGCCCCCGCCCCCACGTCCCACTTACGCGTGTACACCAGCAACGTCGTCGCGTCGGCGGTCACCGCTGCGTCGAGGTGCTCGTACTCCACCGAAGGCGCCGAGTCCGTCGACTTCGTGGCCACCAACGCCCCGGTCTGGAGCAGCAGCGTCGGCGCCGTCAGCAGCCCCGAGAGCCTGCCGACCATCCGCGCACTCGCCGGCACGTCCCGCCGCAGCGAGAAGCCCTTCAGCCTCGCCAGCGACAGCGCCTCCCCACGGGTCGCGAAGTGCCGCCACGAGAACGACTCCACCCCGCGATCGATCGCGCAGAGCGTCGTGTGCCCAACCGCCGCCTGCACCCGGTTGATCCCGTTGACGGGGTCGTCGTCGGAGGTCTCCGTGTGCCACGGAAGCTCAATCTTCTTGAACTCGCTGATCATCCGCTGTAGCGCGCGGTAGTAGAACCGCGCGAACTTGATGCCGGATCGGGTCGGTCGCGTTGCCATCTACGCCTCCACCACGTGCTTCGTCGAGGTCTCCAGGTCGAGGTACTCCACGACCAGCCGCCGCTTGCCTTCGCCGCTCTCGCCCGTACTCACCGCCGCGGACACCAGCTTGGCCCGGCGCTCGCGCTCCATCGCTTGGAACGTCCGCGCTACCCGGTCGCGTTCCTCGGGGCTCAGGTCGTTGGACATCACCTCGTAAACCCCGCTCTCGTAGCCGATCCCGTCCTGCCGCTCCCAGGGGTGCGCCGAGATCCCGGGGGTGAGCATGAGCATGATGGACTGCTCCGTTGCCTCGGCGGGTGTCGAGGTCAGCGCCACGCCGCCCTGGGGGGTTCGCTGGGGTGGCCATCGCATGGTCTGCGCCATCGCTACACCGCCTTCATCTTGGTGGCCGCGCCCTCTGCGTCCGCTGCTACGATCTGCGGAAGTGGGCCGGCGGTCGGAATCGTCACGGGCGGGACGGGAGGCGCAGGCGGCGGGGCGATCTCCACGAAATAGATCGCCAGCGCTGCAGCCAACGCGGCAACCGGGACCTGGTGCGTGTGCCCATTGTAAGGCGTCCCGATCTCGTCGTTCACGTAGCCCTTCGTCCCGGGCCACAGTGCCACCGGGTCGCTCGCATCGAACGCGCCGGCCTTGACGCCCTCTTCGTCGAGCACCAACTGCGTCGCCCCGCCCTTCGAAGCGATCGCCGTCATGCTCAGCGTGAACCAACTCGCCAGCGGTCGGTCGAGCCCGATGTTCGCCCACCGAAGCTCGCCGCCGTCGAACTGCAGCAACAGCACGTCCGACCCCACCGCGGGCACCTGCAACACCTGCCCCATCGCAGGCGAGATCCATCCGATCACGTGCTCCGGCCACCCCTCACGGCTCGGTCCAGAGTAGGTCTGCGCCGACAGCTTCACCGCGCCGTCCAGCACCAGCACCCCAGCCTCGTCACGGTGCGTGTCGTCGGCTATCGTCGCGCGGTGCACAGCCGTGATCTTCATGCCACCTCTCGAATCTGCTTCGTGGGTGCGGCCCCGTTGGTCGTCAAGTCCTTCTCTTCGACCAACTTCTGGAAGCTCATCTGCACCTCGTGTCGGTCTTCCCCCCACGTGTGGCTCGCGGTCTTCCACACGTACAGGCCCTCGTGCTGGGGGACGACCCCGCGAATGCGATGGATCTGGTTGGGCCCGAACAACTCCGCGCCTGGGACGTTGGAGATCGCCCCCTGGCCACCCAGGTAGCCTGCCGCTCGCTGGAGAAACCACCGCATGGCGAAGTCAACGACGTCTTCCTCGGTGTGCACCAAAGCCCCAGCGGAGAGCACCTCACGCGCCGCCCGGTGCGCTTCCCCTGCGACCAGCACGCCCTTCTGGTTGCGCGTCTTGTTCTTCCCAGACTCCACGTCCTGCGTGCCCTCGCCCAACGCGTAGAACTTCAGCGCAGCCCCGCTCTTGATCTCTGCCTTGATGCCCTGCTCACGCGCCCACTTGTCGCCCTGCCAGTCGTCAGTGATTTCAACCAGCCGCGGAACCCCCGATGCGTACTCCACGATGGCCCGCACGAGCGCCCGGGTTCCGAGGCGGTTGCTCCAGCCGTAGACCTCCAGAGCCGTGGGCATTCCCGACGTGGACTCCACGATGTCGGGCCCCGACTCCCAATCGCTCTCGCCCTTCAGCGAATACCACAGGGTCACGGGTTCGATCAGCCCGTAGGCGGTCGAGAGCGGCAGGTACACCAGGTTGTTCCGCCGCTGCTTCCGGTGGCACCCTGCGAACGGCTCGTCACCCAGGCGCTCCCGGGCGTCGGCCTCAATCACCATGAGCTGCTCGTCGCTCCAGACCTGCGGATATGCGTAGCCGTCCGCGATGGCCATGTGCTTCAGCCACAGCAGATCCGAGGTCAGCACCTCCTTGAAGCGGTCGCCCTTCTTGGCCTTCGACGGCATCAGCAAATAGCCCATCTGCGGGTAGTCGCGGTCCAAAACCTCCTTGATCGCGTCTGCGTGTGTCGAGACGCCCTGCACCAGCCGGCCGTTCTGGTCCGCGATGAACTCGTCCAAGGCGTCGAAGGCCTCGACGTCCATCGTCACGCCGTCCGGTCGGTACTTCGGCAGGCGGCTCTTGATCCTGAAGTAGCCCTGGTGCATCAACGTCCCGCCGTAGCCAGCCCACAGGCTCACTTCAGCACCGGGCAGGAACATCGCCTCGTTGACGATCCGGTAGTCCATCGTGTCGGGGTCGACGCAGTCGAAGGACAGCGTGAGTTGCGAGGCCCCGTCGAACGTCCGATGCAGGCTGAAGGGCTGCAGCGCCGACAGCAGGTCGTCGCCGAGCAGCGTACCGTCCACGCTCAGGCGGTAGACCGGGCACTCGGCGTCTTCGTTCTGGTTCCTCACCGCCACCTCACGTGTAGGTCACCCCGGGCACCGCGATCGCTTCCTCTTCGAGCCGTGCCTGCGCGATCGCTTCGAACCGCGCAACCCCTGCCGACGTGCCGAACGGAACGGCCCGCGGCTTGATCGCCCCCTGCATATCCGAGTGCGTGCGGTCCAACAGCCTGAGCCTGTCTCCCACTGCAGGAGACGGGTACAGGTCGGCGTTCAACTGCCGCACCCTCACGCCGAGGCTCGCGTCCCCGTAGACGCGCCAGGCCACCAACTCCGGCGTCTCGCTGGCACGGAGCGTCCAGTACATCGTCTCCCGCTCGCGCTCCCCCGGGGTCGTCCTATCCAGCGACCGGTGGTTCGCGGCTTCGAGCGTGATGTCGAACTGGTACGCAATGGGGTTCCCCGAGGCCTCCCAATGCCCGTGCGGCGTCTTGGTGCCCAGGTTGGACAAGTAGCAGCGGAACGTTCGCTTGCCGTACGAGAACAGGCACACCGGCCGCCTGCCGAGGTTCGCGTCCTTCTTCCAGAACGCTTCCAACGCCAGCCGCAGGGGCTCGAGATCCTCGTACGCGTGGCCCGCCACGAACAGTGCGCCGAAGGTGCAGGTCTCCGGGTCTCCACCGGCGGCCATCGTCGGCGGGGCGTAGTCCCCCACCATCTTCCGGCGGGTGGTCTGCCCCGAGAGCGTCCAGGCGATGTTGTCGGGGGGCGTCTGCGAGACCACGGCGTTCTCGAAGGCACCGGCCCCGCGGATGAAGTCGGCGCCGTCGACCTGCAGCGTCCACACGTCCGGGCGGAAGCCCAGTTTGGACATGATCTTGTCCAAGGCTCCCGTGCGCTGCAGAACCCCCAGACCCATCCCGGCGATCGGAGCGACGCTCATGGCCTACCTCCGTGCGTCCAGCATGGTGAGATCGATCACGTCGTCTTGCAGGGGCTGCGTCACCAGCCCGCCAGCGCCCTCGCGAACCAGGGTCATGCGGTACTCGGGGGAGACGAGCCGCGCCTGGCCCTCGCCACGGTCGACACGAGCGCGGACGGATGAATTGTGGTCGACGGGCTTCTTTGTCTTGTCCGTAATGGTGTGGTCGAGTTGCATCCTGAGCGTCATTCCCAGGTTCTTGAACGACCCGGCGATCCGATCACCGGCGGATAGCAGTCCAGAAAACGCGCCGGCCGGTTTGTCCATCAGCGCACCGTAATCTTGAAAATACTTGTCGGTCAGTTTCGTGAGACGCTCTCCGGCGCCGCGGTCGAACTCGGTCAACAAATCCGCGCGGGTGAGAACACCTGCGCCAGCGGATACCTGTGCACGCTGGTAGTCGATCTCCTTCAACGCCATGTACATCGCAAACTCACGCGTACCTTCTACGCCACCACCCTTTTTCGACACCGCCATCCGTGCTTGGTCCACGGTCAACCGCGACGTCGACAATGCGCGCTCGTTCTCTGCGTTCTGGATACTACCCGTCTCGATTACGCCAGCGATGATGCTCGCCACTTCGTAGGTGATGCCAATCCCGGCGGCCACGCCGATCGCCTTCGAGGCAAAACCGGCAGCACGTACACCGAGCCCCTGCGTCACTGCTGGCGCTGCCATCGCAGAGGTCCTTGTATTCGCGTCGAAGGTTGCAGCGGTTCCAGTAGTACCCACCCCCCCGGCGGCACCGCTCACTGCCGCCGCAGCGCCGATGCTCCCGAGATACGCCCTGGCAGCGCCTGACAGCTTCGCCGCGCCCCAGATTAAAAACAGTCGCTCGCTTACGTCCACCAGCAACCCGATGTTCTTCGCCAGCGTTCCGACGGCCTTCCCGATCTGATCGGCCATCCCAACAACGTTCTTCTCGAAGTCGCCGCTCTTCAGCCCGATCGCGTCGAAGAACGCCACGCCGATCTGCCGACTCGCCCGGTTGAACGCCTGCTCCATCGACCGGATCTTGTGCCCCGTCGTTGCCTCCATCTTCCCGAACGCCACCTCGATCTCACCCGACTTCGTGACCATCTCGTCTTGGATCTCAACGAAGTCCTTCATGCCCCGATCGCTGGTCAGCGCCAGCGCGATATTCAACGCCTCGACGCTTCCGAGCACCTTGGACATCATCTCGGTGTTACCGCCGAGTCCCTCTTTCAGGTATTTCAGCGACCCAGCCAGGCCCTTCGTCTTCAGCGTCTGCGCGCCCCACTCGATCCCAAGTTCCTTCAACACCTTCTTTGCTTCCTCGGGGGGCTTCACGATCGAAGCGATCACCATCCTGAGAGAGGTCGTAGCCGATGCGATGTTGATGCCTTGCTTCGTGGCAGTGGCTAGCGCAGCCCCAACGGACTCGAACGACACGCCCATCGACGCGGCCAGCGGCGCAATCTGCCCGATCACCGCAGCCATCTCGCCGATGGTCGTCTTGCCCCGCTTCTGCGCCAGCGCGAACACGTCGGCTACATGCGTCGCCCTCTCGGTGCCCAGCCCGTAGGCATTGATTACGTTCGTCAACCCGTCGACCGCTGTGGCCGTGTCGGTGAGACCGCCGATGGCCGTCTTGCCAGCCACGGTCATGAAATCAAGCGCCTGCCTCGTGTCCACCGACGCGGAGATCGCCTGGTACAGCCCCGTCGTGACCACGCTGATGTCCGTCCCGAAGCGTACGGATATCGACTCCATGGCGTCGCCGTACATGATCGCAGCATTCTGGCCCTCTGCGAGCAGCGTGTCGACCTTCGCCAAGCCGTCTTCAAGTTTGGTGAATTCCCGTGTGCCCTTCGCGACCAGCCCGACCAGCCCGGAGACGCCCGAGAGAGCGCCCACCATCTTCAGCATGGAGCCAGATGTCGAGACGATGGACTTCCCGAGACCGTCGACTTCCTGCCGGGTTCCCTTGGCTGCAACCCCGGCCTGGGCCATCCCCGCCTTCAGGCCCTGGTCCTTCAGCCGGAGCGCAACCCATAGGTCGAACTGCTCGCTTGTCGCGCCCATCTCACTCTCCGTTCGGGTGGTTCTTCACCCAATCCCGCACGCGCTGCTCATTCCCCCGGATCGAATCCATGATCTGCTCCACCTGCCACAGCGGCATATCCAGCAGGTCGGACAACGTCACACCTCCCCGCCGTGCTCGTAGAATCCAGTCCAGGAGGTGCTCGTACAAGTCAGAGAACGTGTGCCCGCCCATGCAGTCTACGAGATCGTCTCCCGCCACGAAAAAGGGACGTCAACGGCACCCGAGCAGCCATCGCGTCCGCACTTGGCAGGCAGCATGGGGACAGGGCCCCCGGAAAGCCCGAACACGTCGACCACGAGCGAGTCTATGGTGTCCGGGGGAAGGTCAATCATGTAGCCCTTGGGCGGTCGAACGAACGCCTCGACAGGCCTCGTGTCGGTGCCACAGACGGCGCCCTCCACGATGGCCAGCTTCTGCCGCGTGTCGTTCCGCATGTCCTGGTCGCTCAGCGTGAAATGCGACTCCATCCACGCCGGGACTTTGAGGGTCAGCGACTTCACCTCACCGAGTCCCGGGATCTTCTGTGGCTCGATCTCTACGGTGATCGTCGGCGGGGTACTCCACGGCTCGTGGTAGTAGACGACCATGTCGCCAAGGTCCAACTCCGTTCCTGCCGGGATCGGATGCCTGCACCTCGGGCAGGTGTTCGTCTCCGCAGTGAAGACCACGCGCTTTCGCTGCTTCCACTGCCGGTAGTACAGCATCGTGATGATGTCGACGAACGGCAACCCCGCGATGGTGGGCACGACGATGTCGCCTCCGGGCTTGGCGATCTCTTCGATTGTTCGCCCCCCCACCGACGCGAGGCATTCCTTCAGCGCGTAGACCAGCATTCGGTTGGAGTTTCCGACGTGCTCCCGGTTGGCCCTGACGTCACCGACAGCGATCTCCACCCGAGTCGACGCGGGCTTCAACTCGAAGTCCTGCCTGCACTCGTCGCCGAGCTTTCGCCCGTGGGGAAGACGCTGGCCCATCTCCGCGAGTGTGCCCCGCGTGAGTTTGGGTTCCTGCGCTCCGTTCGTTCCGGTCATGGGATTACCCCTCTCCGCTCTCGCCCGGTACTACCCGGGGATGTAGACGCAGTTGTACGCGCTGGCCTTGACCGCGATCTTCGCCGCCGCGGGGGAGCCACGGTCGAGGCTGGGCGGGTTCGGCGGGCTGGTGAGGAACATGCGCTCGACCTCCCACGTCGCCAGCACCTTCTCGTCGGTCCCGCGGACAGTGAGGATCCCCGGCGGGTTGTGTCCGGGAAGCCCCATCTTCGACGCCAGCCACCACGCGAGCAGGATGCCCATCTGGATGGGGTCGTTGGCGTAGAACTCCAGCGACACCTCGGCGCTCTTGATGCGTCCGCCCGAGTGCGCCTTGCCGTCGGTGGTCTCGAACGTCACGAGAGACGTCTCCAGACCGCTGACGGAGATCGGCGTCAGGGTTCCCGGCAGGAATCCGCCCTTGCCGTCGGGGATGCCTGGGCCGCCGATGCCCAGCTCGAAGTTCGCGACGTTGGGATGGCGCTCGCCGTCGCTGCGGGTGGGGGTCGACATGGGTTCCTCCTTCTCACTGGCCCGCGGTGTCGAGGCCCTGCCCCGCACCGGAGGGTTCGTTGGTCTTGGGATCGATCACAGGATCGGTATCGGTCACGGGCTTGGCGCCGATGATGTCGGTGGTGAGAACGGGGGGAACCGCTGGAACGGTGGCAGGCGAAGCGTCAGGATGCGCCAGGAGCGTCTCGGGGGCGTCGGTGGCCTCGGAGATACCGCCAATGACGTCTGGAGCGACGGACGGGGCCGCCTCGTTGCTGGCGTCGGGCTCCGCAGGGGTCGGGTTGACGATCACCTCGGTTGCCGCGATCTGGTCCGAGAGCTTCAACGCCCCAGCCGTCTCGACGGGTGCCACCGTGAACGCCACCGCGACACAGGCGAACGCCACGCCCAGCACCTTCGCGATCGTCGGTGCCCACTTCCCGGTCATGGCCGGCGCGTGCATGATGAACGTCACGAGCATCCCGCCCACCGCCACGAGCACCGAGGGCTGCACGTCCCAGCCGAACGCCTTCTTGACCCACCACGCGCCCAGGTACAGCACCAGGGCCACGAGTTGCGCAACCGCCTTGAAGTTCATGTCGATCCTCCTCAGAACGTTTGGTCATTCGACCTGCGCCGCGGGGGCGCCGGCCAGTCGAACATCGGAACCTCTGGCACTGACGGACGCCCAGCCATCGGGCCATGCTCGCCCACACACGCTACCTCGTGGCCGTTCTGCTTCGTGGCCAGCAGCGTCACGTTCGCCCGCGTGGCCTCGTAGTGCTCGCGCTGCCAGTCGCCCCACGCCTCCAGCAACTCGTTCATCCGCTTGAGCCGCATGTTGATCGATCGCACGACCCACGCCACGACCGACGCCAGCACGCCGCCAATGAGGCTTGCAGCGTTGACGATCGCGTTCATGGCCGTCCACGTGTTCGGGTCGGTGGCCGTCGCGGCGCCGTTCGCGAGCGCCGTCGCACCCATACATCCCACGATGAGCACGAGTACGACCCCAGCGCCGATCGCCGCCGTCCTACGCTGCATCACGCCTCCACGTCGTCGTCGCCGAGGTACTCGCCCTCGTGCCCAGCAATGCCCCGGAGCAGCGCGCCCACGCGCTTCCGGCTCCAGTTGGCGCCAGGGTCCCAGTGCCATCTTGTAATAGGCGACCACTCGCAATGAAGGTGGACGGTCTCCATCCCCAGCTTCAGTCCGAACGCCTCGCCAGCCCACGCCAGCAGTTCGGCCGCCCGCTGGAACTGCGCCGCGCTGAATACCTCGCGGCCCTCAGCAATCACCGGCACCAGGTCGAACGCCCACAGCAGGTTGTTGGGGTCGGCGCACACGTCGAAGGGACTCACCCACCCGTACCGGTCCGCCAGCGCCTTCCAGTCGTCGTACCGATGCTCCTGCGTGTGCTTGCGCAAGTCCGTCGGCGTCGTCCCACGCCACCATCGCCAGACGTCGAAGCCCCTGGCGTACAGGTCGCGGTACGGCGAGATCGCCCCGTGCACCGCGCACTCGTCCACCGGGACCGCCAACAGCGTCTTGCCACTCGGCAGCACGTACGCGTGGCTCACGTAGCTCAACGGCGCAGACAGCAGGTTGCGCAGCACGCGCTCCAACCCCGCTTCTCCCGTCCACCCGTGCTGCACCGCCGCGTTGTAGATGCCGCAGCCCGTGGTGTGAATCCCCACGCCGGCCACATTGACCCGCCGCGTGCGCTCCTCACGCGCCGAAGCCACGATCTCCGTGTTCGCCAGGTGCGTCGGCCCGAAGTCCCCAGCCACACCCACACGCAGACGCTCCACCTCCCGCACCGCTGCCCACGTCGCCGGACCAAGCTTCCCGTCCTGCGGGAACAAGCCGTGCGCCGCCTGGAAGCGCCTCACCTCCTTGGCAAACTGGAGCCCGGAAGGGGTGAGGCTGCGCAGCCACCACGGAAGATCCTCGACCTTCCAGACGGCGCCGGCCTGCTTCGCGTTGTAGGTCTGAGCGTCCATCGATCCTCACGACTCGCCAGGGTTACGCCGCCGCGCGAACCGCCATGCCCTTCGTCCCAAGCACCACCTCGACGACCTTCGCCGTCTCTACGATCTCGAACGTGCAGGTGGCAACCACCTTGCCCAGCGCCTGCACCTCGGGAGGGTTGTTCGTGTCGTTCGCGACGATCTGCACGTCGCTGTCGAACTCCCCCGTACCCTTGAACCAGCCGTCCTTGTGGTGCGGGCGGAAGATGCTCCGCAACGCCGAGACCACCTTCTTGCGCAGGTCGTCGTCCACCACCTCGTAGACGTACTGGTACATGTTCGCCCGGATCTCGGCCACCAGGTGCAGGATGCTCTTCGCCTTGTGCACCCAGATCGTCCCCTTGCCGTTCAACCCAGGGGCCTCGTCGCCGAACAGGTAGATGCTCGACCCCTGGTGCATGATCGTGCGAATCCCGTACCCGTTCAGGATCGCGTCGTTCATCGGGTTCGGGTCGTCGGTCGCGTCGGTCGTCAGCCGGCGCACCCAGCCATCGAGCCGCAGGTCCGCACCCGCGGGGGCCTTCTGGTAGCCCTTGCGCCGCACGGACAGGTTCGCCTCGAGCCCCGTGATCAGCCCCATCATGTCGGCCTGATACGCCGTCGACCCACCGAAGGGGTTGTCGGCCAGGTCGCAGTAGCTCGGGAAGGTGAGCCAGCCGTGCTCCAGGAACGACGAGAGGTTGTCCCGCTGCCACTTGCCCGCGGACTGCTCCGTCGTGATCGTCGACTGCACGGTGCCGTTCCACCAGAAGCCGTGCCGCTCGCAGAAGGCCTGGGCAGCGTCCTGGATGTCGCCGCCGTACTGCCCGGGGGCGAACAGCGTGATCAGCCCCAGGTTGTACTGCGGCAGGTCCAAGAGCGGCGAGTCCTCCAGGTCGAAGGCCGAGCTGGTGTAGTCTTCGTCCGCCAAGTCGTGGTGCCCGTCGATGCCACCCGTCAGCGGCTGCTCGTACTCCACCCGGCAGGTGGTCGGGTTCTCGCCCTCTTCCTCGGTGTCGGCCGCCGCGGAGAAGCCGATGATGGTATTGATCGTGCCGTCCTTGTCGACGACGATGGAGGCGTTCGGCCCGTAGTTCCCCCAGGCCGCGGTGGCACGGAGCCCCACGTACTCCAGCCCGGCGTCGTCGGTGTGCACGAAGGCCTCGACGCGGGGCTCGGCTGCCAGCGCCGCGTTGATGGCCGCCGCCTCCTGGGTAGCGGTGTCCGTGGCGCCACCCGTGCCCGCGGTCGAGACGTTGATCGCCACACCGGAGATCACCCCGTCGACTTCCAGCGAGCACATGACCGTCTTGATTGCGTTGTTCGCGTACGTCCCGGAGGTCGTACCCACTGCCTGCGGCAGACCCGGGGGAACCGCGATGCCGGCCAGGTCGTCGTTCAAGCCGAGGGTCAGCGTCTGCGAGCCGTCGGCGTTCTGCGTCACCTTCGTCACGCGGAAGCGCTGCGTCACGTCCTTCGAGCCCGTGTGCGTCGAGGCGAACGCGTTCGGGTACAGCCACGCCTTGCGCGCCTTCAGGTCGGTCGGCAGCACGCGGCAGAAGATCGTGATGGTGTCGCCTTCGACGTGAGCCGCGCCGGCCGCTGTGACCGTGTGCCCGGACAGGTGCGGCTCGGGCGGGCCGTAGGCCACCGCCACCTCGCCGGCCGGCAGGTCTTCAGCGATCGCCATGTCGTTGAAGTCGTACGCCTCCACCGTGTAGTGGGTGGCGTCGGTGAAGGTCAGCACCAGGTAGTGCGGCTTCACCGCCGAGCCCACCGTGAACGCGGTGCGCGCGATGTAGCCCTCGCCCGTGCCCGTGCGCTTGTAGCGGAAGGTCTCGAGCTTGACCGTGTTGCCGGACACGCCGCCCGGGAACGGGATCTCGGCGAAGTTCGCAGGCTTCAGGTGCGCCAACACGGGGTCTCCGGCGAACACGTCGGCCGCGTCCACTTCCCACTGCTCGTGTTGCCTCAGCAGCTCGTCGATCGTCTTCTGCCAGTGCCGCGTGTCGTCGCTGTCGAGGCTCAGTTCCAGGAGCTTCGGCAGGCTGTACTCGCCGCCGTCCTCGGAGAGCACCACGCCGAACGACAGGTCGGGGTTCTGCGAGCCGTCGCGCAGCCTGACAGTGAGGTCGCTCTTGGTGCCGTCGTAGCGCACGCTGGGCACCGAGACGTGCCAGCGGATCGGCACTGCAGCCAGCGCCTCGGCCACGAAGTCGCCCTGGACCGTCACGACGCCCACCGCGGTGTTGCCCGTGATCGCCCACTCGCGCGTGTGCCCGGTGAGCGTGAAGACGCCGCCCTTCAACTCGTCCTTGGCGAAGGCAATCGAGCCCGTCGCGAACGTCGGGCCCGTCTCGGCCGCCGCACCGTCCGCCACCGAACCACCGTACTCCAGCCCCTTGCCCGCCCACGTCCCAGGGGACGCCGCGTCCAACTGCCCCACCGTGCCGTTGGTCCGCGTGTCGGGGGCCAGTGCCCGCACCGTGGTATCCACGTACCTGTCGAACAGCCGCAGCGACGCCGCACGCTCGTTGCCGTCCGTCACCCGCAACGTCGCCAGCACGCCCGACCCCTTGCCCGCGTCGAAGAAGTGCCGCACCGCCAGCGGCGTCGGGTCCTCGACGATCAGGTCATCCTTGCGCACGCGATTCACGTCGTCGGCGCCGCCCTGATGAAGAACGACCCCTACGGGCCCCTTGCGGAACGCCCCGATGGCCACGCTCGAACCGAACGCGCCGGGCATCGACGGGATGGAAGCGTCACGACGGAACACGCGCACACCGGCGCCGCCAGCCTGGGGTCCGTAGACGAACGTACTCATGGGGTCCTCCTAAGTTCTTTGCCACGCGTCGAGCGTTACGTCGCCGACGCTGGGTTCAACCATGTACGGCACCGATCGCTCTGCCGTGTCCCACCGCTGCACGCCCTGCAAGAGCAGCCCGATCGAAGCCTCGTGCAGGTCGCCCCGGCGCCCGAATTCCAGCGCGCCGACTTCCAGCACGTCGTAGCCGATCCCCGTGCCCGCGGAGACCATGCGCCGGCCGGTCCTGCCGATCACCTCGCACGCCGCCTCAATCACGTCCGCAGCCTCCCCGTTGCTCTCCGCGATGGCCGCCAGCGTGAAGCCCAGGTCTTCAATCGTCGGCGCGTCGATGACGTAGGCCAGTTCTGCCCCCTCATCAATTACCACCGATCGTCCGACACCCTGCACCCGCTCCCGCACGCGGAAGCCGTCGAGGACCATCGCGGGCATGCGCTCGACGTACAGGTCTTCGTCTGGGTCGCCACCGGTCACGATGTCGGGATTGGCCTTGTAACGGATGGCCAGGCGCTTGCCGACCACGATCGGAGTCGTGAGCGTGAACGTCGTAGCCGTGGCAACACCAGGAAGCGGCGTCGTGCGGGTCGCATCGTCGGTGACGTTGTAGACCGCGCCGATCTCCGTGACCGTGACCTTCTGCGTTCCCACCCCCGCAGTGAGGTCGACCAGGTTGAACTTGCCCGCCTGCGTCTGCGCGAACGAGGTCAACTCCGTGTCGAACCACACCGACAGGCCTGCGTTGAACAGCGGGATCAGCCCGCGATAGATCGCGTCGTCGAACCAACCACTGGGGAGCAGCACGTTCGACGACACCCGCGACAGCTCCAGTTCAAGGTGCACCGTGAGCCCGACGAACACCGGTGACGCCAGGCCGTCGACCGTGCGCATCCTCACCGCCAAGCCCAAGCCGCGCTCAGGCCACGACGGTAGGCCAGCCTCGACCTGCGCCGGGGTGTTCCACGTGGTCGTCGCCGCGACCCACGCCGTGCCGCTCCAGACCTTCTGCTCAGTGGCTCCGACCAGCCGAACCTCGACCTCGCTCTCGGTCGCCGTGGCCTCGTAATCCACACGCCCGCGAAGCACGCTCCGCAGCGCCGTCAGCGCCACGAACGGCCACGTGATGGTCTGCCACCCAGAGACGGGCTGCTCAACCTCGGCGTCGGGGTCGCGAACCAGCGTCGCGCTCGCGGGGTACTGAATGCCACCACGGCAGTAGACCGGCTGCGTACCCACGCGGATCTTCGTCGCGTCGAACGTCGGCCGTCCGGGGGTCTTCCACCCCAGGAACCCGAACTGCCTCGGTAGGTGGTGGTATCTCACGCTTTCCCCTTCGCGATGGCCTTACGCACCGTCTCCAACGCCGCAGCACGTAGCCCCTTCTGCACCTCAGCGGACTGCAACGGCCTCGACATGAACGGCCGCGGCGGGATGAACCAGCCGCCGCCCTTCCCCCTCACGCCGTCGCTCAGCTTCTTGGCGATGTTTTTTCCAGCCAGGTCCTTCTTGTTCGCGCCGACGATCGCGCTCATCTCCTTGCGTCCCGCGAGCACGTGTCGGATGGAGTTCATCAGATCACGATGATTCACCAACGGCATCGTCGACCCGCGCTTCATCGCGATCGTCTTCGCCGCGTTCTTCGCGTACTCCCGGTCACGGATCATCTTCTTGGCCACCCGCACCGTGAGCCGGCCCACGCGGTTCAACTCTTCGACCGCCGCAGCCTCCAGGTTCTTCTCGAACTGCGGTCCCATCGCGCTGATGAGCTTGTCCCAGTCCCCGCCGATCGTCATGCGCTCACCCGCCGCTCGGGGTGCCGCAGCTCCAACGGCGCATGAACGAGTCGCCCGCGGTCCAGTCGCCCAGGCCTCGCGCCGATCCGCAACTCCGCGCCCTCGGGGGTGGCGTAGTCGCGGAACACCGTGGTGACCAACCGATCGCCCTTCGCGGGGGTGTAGCTCAGCGCCGCGCAGTCGGCCTTCTTGAACGTGATCTCGCCAACCACCGTCACGTCAGACCCGCCGTCGCTCTTGCTCTCGGACAACGCGAACTCCACCTGCGCGCGAATCACCACCTGCGCGCCCCCAGCGTCAGCCATCCGTGGCGTCCTGCGATGGGGGTCGACCGTTGCTCCGGTAGCCGTAGCCACGGGCGCGATCGTCACGGTCTCGGCGAACAGCAGGCGCGTCCTCACTCGGTGACCTCCGGCTTGCGGCGCTTCAACTTCTTCTCGGTCGTCTCTGGCCGCGCAGCCTCGGCGCTCTCGATGGCCAGCGTGCTCTCGGGGGTCTGCGGGTTCGCCTCGACCACCAGGGCAGCCTGTGCCACCGCCGCCGCACGCGTCACCACCCGCGACGACACCAGCGGCTTGATCCGCACGTCCGGACACGCCGCGTACAGCGCCGCAATGTCGCTCTGCCCCAACTGCATCGGCGTCGACGTCCCAGCCCTCAGCACCTGCACCTGCACCCCGCCGAACAGCTTGACCCGCACCGGGCCCCTGTTCACCGGCACGATCACCAAGTACGTCACGTCCATCGATCCCACGTAGGTGCTCCTCATGCGCTCCTCCTCAGCCTCAGACCACGCCGCCGCTCATGGGCCGGCGGAACATGGCCAGCACTGTGTCGATGTCGGGGTCTCCGGTCATGCCCCCCGTGGCCAGCAAGGCGCCCATGCTCACCGAGCGCCCAACCGTCGTCTCGCTCGTGATGCGGTGCGCCTGCCTGTCGGCCTGGCCGTCCACGTCACTCAGCAGCGGAAGTCCCCGGGCCACCAGGCGCTTGACCACCTCGGCGATCTCGGGGGGCGTCGTCCACGTCGGGGTGTACTCAGTCGCGGGCGCCACGGGCGCGACCAGCTCGTAATCCACAAACCCGAAGTACCCCGTGACCGTGATGTTCCGCCGACCCCTGGGCCACGTGTAAATCACGTCGTCGTCGACCAGCACGCCCGTCTCGTTGTTCCAGACGAGCTTCGGATTCCAGCGGTCGTCGTCGGTGTTGCACACGATGATGGAGTCCAGGTCCAACTCCGTTAGCGTCGCAACCCCGCTCTCGACCTTCGTGATCTGCGAGTCGCCCTGGCAGATGCAGTGCGGCAGATGCAGCAACTCCCGTCCGTTGCCGTCGACCTTCAGCGCCGTGAGCTTGCGGTAGAACCACCGACCGGTCACCCGCTCGACGTACCGCTCTGCCCCTGCGATGAGCGTGTCGATGCGATCGGAGTCGGTGAACCCCTCCGCGACGATCTGCTCTCTGGTGACGTAGTTACCCACAGCCCCTCCCAGCGAGTCGGGCGGTTGGCCCGTGCCGGGCGGGCCACACGCCCGGTCGGATTACGCGACGATGATGACGTCCAAGATGTTGCCGGCCACGAGGTGCGTAACCCCGGCGTTCTCGACGACCACCAAGTTCAGGACCGTGTCGAGCATGAACAGGTCCGTCACATCGTATCGGCAGGCGCCGGCAGTCGTGCGGACGGACACCTTCAGCAACGTCGCGGCAGACGTGTTGAACGGCACCGTGAGCAGAATGCACGCCGCCCCCGCGCCAACGGCCAACGCGGCTGCCATCGCTGCCGACACGACGATGTTCGCGTGCGCCATCTCCGTCGACGGCGCCGCACCGGACTCGTTCATATTTCCGTGATCCCACACCGACGTAGCATCGGCCGCGATGCTGCACGCCAGCGCGATGTTGCCGCCGCCGCCAGCGACCAGGGGCCCCTGCGGCGCACTGGCCGACTGCGCCAGGATGTTGTTGCCATCCGCGGTCAACTTGACGAGCGCGGTCCCGCTGATCGCTGCCTCTGCGACGAGAGCCGCGATCGAAGTCGCGCGATTGGTCCCGCGCAGGAACTCGAACGGAGCGGCGGGCGCATCCTTGCCGACGTAGATGTCGGCGCCGACCGTCAGACTGTCGTTGACGGCGAAGTCGACGGCCGTGCCCTCTGACAAGATCGCCGTCGCGATGGCACCCTTGCTCGGCAGGGTCGTCAGCGCGGTCGTGGCGGCCAGCACGTCGGCGTGGCTCGATCCGCTCTCGGCAGGGTGCGCGAGCGCGGAGTCGATCATGCTTCGGCTGCGGGGCAACGTGCGGACGCCGGTCGCGCCCGTCTCCAGCGCCAGCTTCGCGCCGACGCTGATGTCGTTCGCAACCGCCGGAGCGGTGATCGCCGTCGCGGCGGTCGTCACGTCGGACGGGAACACGATGCAGTATGCCCCCGCCACGTCGTCATAGACAACGCGTGCCCTGGCGTTGTTCGCCACGGCGCACTGGCTCACGATCGCGAGGTTCAGGTACGTCTCGGTCAGCGCAACGCTCAGGCACAGGTCCTTGATGGCGTCGGTGACGACCACTTCTTCGGGGTGCGCACCGTCCCAATCGAGCGTGAAGCCGTGACCGTTGACGTCGGCGCCCTCGGACGACAGGAACCACGCCGAGGCGGTTCCCTTCACCGCGCCACCCAGCGCGCCGAGGCGCTGGCGGTCGAATCCTTCGGCCGCCAGCAGGTACGCGGGCAGATCCTCCGGCGTCCAGTAGCCGTTGGTCCCGGCCGTGTAGACACGCACGCCGCCGATGGTCCCGTAGTCGGGGTTCGGCACGGCGCCGACGACGTAGCGGTAGCGCCACGCGTAGCCGTCACCACGGTCGACCACGAGGCAGGACGCACCGGCCGTCAGTACGCCGGCCACGTCGAGGGCCGCGAGGGCCGCGGTGTCGGCCACGGGGGTCAGCACCTTCGTCGCCACGATGGCGTCGACGGCCGTCGAGAGGTCGGTGATGGTCGATGCGGTCTGCGTGTGCGACACCGCAGCGTACAACGTGTCGTAGTACGTCTTGAAGTCGAAAACGCCGACCGCGAACCACCGCCCGATCGCATCGTCGGGCGACACGACGCCGGGAAGCGTCTGCGCCGAGACGCTGGTCGCGTCGTAGTGGTAGATGTCAGCCATGGCGGCGCCGTTGTTGGTGACTAGGCACAGCATACCCTCGGAGCGAGCCGCCGCCACGATGGCCTTCAGCGTCGCGATGTCGGCCACGGGCAGGTGAATGCCCACGTCGTTCGCCACGGCCTCGTGGTACACGCCGCCGCCGTCCGTCGCGTCGTAGGTGTTGGGCGGGTCTTCGGAGCCCGTCGCTTCCCCGAGGTTGAAGCGGTACAGGACGCCCGTGCTGTTCAGCGCCACCAACTGCCCGTCGACGAACAGGGTCGTGTCGAGAGCCGCGAGTGCGGCCGCGTCGGCTACTTCCTTGGCGCCGGCGATCAGCGCCTCTGCCGCTGCCACGCGAACGGTCAGCGCCGTCTCTGCCGCGACCTGCTCCGTCGTCGCCAGTTCCAGCAGCAGCTTCTTGGTCGAGGGGTCACGCCCGAAGATACCGGAGTTGATGCCCTTCGCAAGTTTTGTCGTCAGATTGGTGCGCGCGGTGGTGGTCATGGTCATCTCCATTTACTCGCGATCGCGGTCACAGGGGCAACTAGAGCCCAAGCTTCTCGGCGATCGCGTCGGCCAGGTCCTTGCGGATGCTCTGGCCAACGAGGTTCTGGAGGCTCACGGTCTTCGCGATGGCCTCGAGTTCGCTCTTCGTCATCTTCGACAGCACCGACCGCGTGTACTTCGGATGGGCAGGCTCACGTTCCGCACGAGCGGCGATCGCCTCCATCTCGTCCATCGGGTCGACTTCGTGCTCTTCGATGGATTCGACGGGCTCGGCGACCTGGGTGGCCTCGACGGAATTGGCGACGGACTCCGACGCTTCGAGCGCCTCGGAGACCACCACGCGTCCCCTGCGCACTGTCACCGTCGCCTGCTCCGACACTGCGCGCTCGACGGGCGCTTCCACCCGCTCGAACCACCCCGTGCCCAACAGGCGATCCGCCATGCCCCGCTCCACCTCCGCGACGTTCGGACCCCCGCGACCCGAGGTACGCAGGAACACCGTCTTGCCGCAGACGTACTTGCCAGGGCCCACACCCGCTCGCAGCTTCAGAAACACGCCCATCTTACCCCTCCATCCATCGCGGTAGCGCTGCCCCCCGCCGACCCATGCCGGCGGGGGTCACTGCGCCCGCTCTTCGGCTACGCCAGCCGCACGACGTCGACGGCCACGAACAGCCGACCCGTCGTCGGAGCGGTCCCGGTCGACTGGTAGTCGACGTAGACCTCGGTCTCGGCGGTGATGTGGTACGGACCCACCGCCGCCTGCACCGTGGCCGCCGCTTCGTTGATGTCGCCGCCGGCCAGGTACGCGGTCAGCGTGCCCAGCTTGCCCACCGTGATCGTGTCGCTCGCGCCCGAGTTGAACACCTCGGTCAGGAACGGCCGGAACGTCGCCAGGCAGTTCGCCGGCAGCACGAGCCCCGTCGCCTCGCCCAGCACGTTGGTGTCGTAGTCCTCGAACCCGATCTCGATCACGGCCGTCTTCGGCGATCCGGGAGTCCCGAAGTCCGGGAGTACGTTCAGCCTCATGAAATCCTCCTGCCCTCGCGGGCGTCAAGTCGTCAGGTCGTCAGCACCAGCACTCGCACGCCCCGGGCTACACCAGGGTGATGCCCGTCACCAGCACGCACGCTTCCGGCCAGTACACGACGGGGTCGTAGTCGCCGATCAGGAAGCTGAAGCGCTTGTCCTCGCTCGCCGCCGTCACGCCCTCGCTCGTACGCCGCAGCTTCATGTTGCGGTTGTAGATCATCGCGAGCTGCGCCGGGTCCACGAGCAGAAGCTGGTCCACGGGCATCGACGCCTCGCGGATGTACTTCACGCCCTTGATCGTCTCGTTCTCGATCGTGTTGTTCATCGTAGCCAGGTCGCCCATGCTCGACGGCACGTCGGAGAGCACGTCGATGAACGTGTTCAGCAGAGTCGGGTTGTGGATCCAGATGTACTTGTCCAGCCGCGACTGCCACGTGTTCGGCAGCGCGTTGATGGCCGCCGTGTAGATGTGCTTGCCGATGGCCGTGCCACCCGCGAGCGCCGTCGCGTCCACGACGTTGCCGCCGCCGTTGGCAACCTTGTACAGCCAGCCGTTCACGACCTTGAGGAAGTCGTAGTCCGGGTCGCTGGGGTCCGTCGCCGTCTCGCCGTTCAGCCCCATGTCGATGAGGTCCAGGCCGAAGGTGTTCATGAACCCTTCGAGCTCCGAAGCCTCATAGTCCTCGCCCTCGACGCCGTAGAGGAAGACCTCTTCGGTGGTGTCCCAGGCCAGGCGGACCTTCTTGCACGCGAAATCGATGTGCGAAACGTCGGGCTTCACGTAGCTGCCGGGGGCCACGCCCTCACCGGCGCCGCGCAGGAGCCGCGAGCCGAACTGCCGGCGGGGCAGCGTGCCACTCTTGGCGCCGACCTGCTTCCAGTTGACCAGGCCGCCGAGCTTGCCAGCCTCCTGCATGACCGTGATGAACGCCTTCACCTCCTCGACCTTCAACCCGCCCTGCGCGCTGAAGTCGTCGGTGGTTCCAGTGCCCGTTCCGCGTACGGCCGCAGCGATCACGCGCTTGGCCTCCAGCATCTCTTCCCGCGTCCTCATGTGATCCTCCTCAGGTTGCCAAGTTCACGCGGCCACGTGCCGCACGATCCAATTACCTACCGGCGGCAGAACCGACCGAAGTCGGCGCCGCGAATCACTGCCTTCTTCTCCTCACGAGTCTGGGGCGTGCCGTCTTCGGCTTCCGCCTGACGGTTCTCAGGAGTCGCCAGCCCCAGGTCTTCCATGATGTCGTCGAGGTCTTCCCGCAGCTTCATGAGCACCTCGCCCGTGGGCATGGCGTCCATGCGTGCCACCAACTCGTCGAGGCGGGTGGAGAAGCCTTCGACCTTGGCCACGCGCTCGATCAGCCCCGCGAGATCGCCACGAACGGCGGCCAGGGGGTCAGCGGGAGTAGCGGGGTCGACCGCAGGTGCAGGGGCGGGAGCGTCGATTGCCGCGGGGCCCGCCGACTCTTCCACGATGTCGGTGGCGTCCGCGATCACCTCGTCCAGCAGGCGCTTGGCCTGGTCGATCTTGTCCAAGCGGGCCTTGGCGATCTTCTTGCCCACGCGCTCTGCCAGCGTGTAGCGGGCTTCGAGCATGGCATGCGCCAGCGTCGTCTTCGCATCGGCGTCCCGGAGCCCGTCCAGCATCGCCAACTGCTCGAGCACGAAGGCCCGGCATTCGTCGAAGGCCACGCCCACGTCTTCGGTGGTGTACTCGCCGTCCCAACTCCACAGATGGTCGGTCAGGAAGTCCTCGAGCGCGTACATCGCCAACCACAGCCGGTTCATCGGCTCGGCGGTCACGAGCTTCTCGTTGACCTCGTCCATGAACTTGCCGCGAGCGGCGGGGGCCGGGACGTCGTCTGCCACTGGAGCAGGAGCAGCGGGCTCCTCCGCCGGGGTGGGAGCGACGCCACGGTCAGCGCTGCCTTCCCACGGGGCGGGCTTGCCCATCTTCACGTAGTAATTCCCGAGGTGCGCCTGGCACATGGCCTGGTCTTCCTCGCTGATCTCGATCTGGTTCAACCGCCCGGCAGCCGCGGAGATCCCCGCGGGCACCGCCAGCAACTCGCCGTCGACCACGTCGGCCACGCCGAGCTTGTACGAGCCGAAGTTCTCGGGCGCCGCTTCGTCGACCCACAGGAAACCGCGCGTGTAGGCTTCCCAATCCATCTTGTCGGCGTCGCCGGAACCGTCGTCGCTGCACAGCTCACGCAACCGCTGGTCCGCCGCTGCGCCGTCCCAGGCGGTATCCTCGGGGGCGATCGGCAGGTCCTGGAACGCCACGCAGGTCCGCTTGACCGCGGGGGCGGGGGGCGGTTCGGGGCTCGCGTCGGGGGCAGGGATCTCGGCGGGCTCGTCGGCAGACCGCGCCGAAGCCGTGGCCTCACCTGCCTCGTCGTCGACCACGAACACGTCCATCGACTCGAACGCGGCCATGACCGCGATGCTGTAGCTGTTCAATTCCCCGCTGTCGACCCGCGCCCACACGGCGTCGTCGTTGACCTTCACGCCGAGCTTCCACATCCCGACGTGCGGGTAGTCTTCGGTCGTCTCGCCCTCGCGGATGATCGTGCTCTCGACCGGCACGGCACCAACCGCCTTGAACGAGTGCATCACGTCGACGCCCCGGGAAACCTCCATGTACGTGTGCGCCAGGGTCTCCAATGTCTCGGAGTCCATGAACGTCCCGTACGTGTCGACCTTCTCGTCGAGTTCCGCCCGGGTGATGTCCGCGCCGGCCTGCACGTCGAGGGGCGGGCAGTAGGCGGACCCGTAGACGGTGCGCTTCTCGCGATCGATACGCACGATCGGCATGACCAACCGACGAGCCGACCGCTCGACACCACCCACCTGGACCACGCCTGCCTTGCCGTCACGCAGGAACGCGATCGCCTCGGCAACCCCGGGCTCGTCCGAGCGGTAGACCACGCCAGCCATGCCCTCGGCGTGCGTCAGGTCTTCCGAGCGGAGAACGTCGGTGAAGTAACGCTTGCTGGCGGGATTCGACACGAGGCTGACGAACATGGGGGACACGTCGACGAACTTCGCGATCGTGCGCTTCGTCTTCTTCGCCACGGAATACCCCCGGTTGGTTCGCCACACGGTCTCATCTATGCGTCGAGCGTCCGACAAGCGGGGGCGTCACGGTGGAGACGGACAGGCGAGCGGTGGCGGTAGGCGTCGGAGGGGTGGCAAGCGGGTGGCAACGCGATCGGCAGGCGAGAGGGCGTCTACTTCCACGCCACGGTGAGATCCCACGTGCCCGTCGTCACGATGGTCAGCCCCACGGTGAACTCGCCTTCGTACGGGAGCGCCGCCCAGCCGTTCGCTGTGATCTCGGCGATCACCTCTCCGCCAGCGTCGACCCCGTTGTAGATGGTGGCCTTGATGCCGGCCTTGCCGTTGCACGTCACGCCGCGCAGCACGCCGGTCCCGACCTTCAGCGTGCGCGTCCCAGCGGTTGTGATGTGCGCCAGGTGCGTCGCCGGGACCATCGCTTCGAGCGCCGCCAGGATGCCCGCGAGCGTCACCTCCGACGCGGCACCAGCGGGAAGCGGCAGGCTCGCCACCGTCACGGGCTGGACCGCGGGCAAGTTCGTCACACGCACGGCAACGCGCCCGTCGGCCACGACCGATCGGGCCGTCGCCAGCAGGTCGGCCAGCGTCGCCTGCGTGGCAGGGTCGAGGTCTGCCGGGATGCGGTTCAGCAGGTCCGAGAGCGTATCCTCGGTGGCGCACCCGAGCAGGTGGTCGAGCACGGCGGCCAGCGTGGCCTCTGTCGCCATGTCGCAGCACTCACCGGGGTCGCCCAGCTCGTGCCGCCTCAGCGCGATCGTCGACGCCGACGCCACCACCACCGGGGCTGCAATGACCGTCGGCAGGGACTCGACCGCCACGATCGGCAACGGTCCGGTGGCTACGATCGGAAGCGCCCCGCCAGCCACAATGGGCAGCGGTTCCACCGCCAACGCCGCCACAGGCAACGCCCCGCCCCCCGTCTTCCCAAGCCTCTCCGCGATCCGCAGGGCCAGGTCTTCCAGGGTCTGGTCGAACGTCCTAGACATGCCACAGCCCAGGCCTTCCGGCGGTGCGGAGCAGCACGGAGAACGCGTGCCACGTTCGTATCGCCTGTGATTTCCCTACATGGTGCCGAGGTTTTTCTAGGTGTCAAGCGTGGTGAGGAAGTCGAGATTGCAGGCTGCGATCAGTCGACGGGCTCAACTGAACAACGACATCTGCCGTGAGCGGGACACGTGATCCCCAACTCCTGGATCGCCTTCCCGTCGTCGGCCTTCCCAGGCGTCAGCGCGTTGAACTGCGCCGTCACGTCGTGTTTCACCTTCGCCGAGTCCGTCGTGTAGAACCACGGCTCCTTCTCGCCGTCGGCATTCTCGCGTACCCCCGTCCCCACCCACGGATTGAGGTCGATGTACTCCTCTGGGCTGGGGTCCGCGTCGACAATCGCCCGGTGCTGGTCGACCGCAGTGGCTACCGAGAACACCGTGCCGTCGAGCGCAGAACACGTAGGACACATGCGCTCATCGCCCGTCGCTGACCAGAGGCTCTTAGAGACCCCCTGCTCCACCATCGACTCGTACGCGCTCCAAGTCCGCGAGCGGTTCAGGTTCGCCGCCGCCAGCACCTCCCAATACCCGTACCCCACCACCTGGTTCTGCAACTCCGCTTCCATCACGCGCGCCAGTTCCACGCGCCCCCAGCCTTCCTTCAACGCGTTGGCGGAGATCGTCTTGACCCGCGCCGTCACGTCGTCGGCGAAGTGCTTCTTCACCCAGACCGCGGGGTCCTTCTTCATCCACGCGATCGCCTTCTTGTCGACCAGCGAGAAGTCGACGCCGATGGTGCCCTTGATGGTCCTGACGTTCTTGTACACCCGCGCCGCGTGCTCGCCCACTGTAGGAGCCAGGTCCGTCGAGAACATCTCCGACGCCTTCTGCAGCATGGCCTCGGTGTCGTTGGCGATCCCCTTGATCTCGCGGGGCGTCAACTCACCGTCGAGCGCCTTCAACTCGCTCAGCTCCTTCATGATCTCGTCGATGAGGTCGCCCCCCATCTGTACGACCTGCGGCTCCAGCTCCTCCGCCAGCAGCGCCTCGCGCTCCAGTAGCCATTCCAGCGTGTACGGGTCCGCCTCGCGCATCTGCCCCGTGAGCAACCTCAGCCCCGTCGCAAGCCTGCGTACACGTGTGGCCTCACCCAGCGACAGCGTGTGCAGGTCATGCCCGCAGCCACAGCCCCACCACGCCCCGTGCTCGCCACAGCCGCAGACGTGCTCAGCCACGTACAGCCTTCCTCTCTGCGTCGGTCATGCGCTCCCACTTCCGCCCCGCCTCGGTCAGCCCGGCGATCACCAGGTCCGCCACCTCGTTGGCCGCCGTCGCCTTCGCCGTCCCCGAGAACAGCGCCTGCGTCTGCTCCAGCTTCTTCAACGTCAGCGCGAACGCCTGCTCCCCATCTGGGCCGTCGACCTGCGGGATGTCGTACCCGAGTTGATCGCCGATCACCTGTCCCCACACGTTCGGGTTCCCGGCACCAGCCGCGACCCCAGCGTTGACCAACGCCGCGATCTCCGCCATCTGCCCGCTCTTCACGCCCTTGCTCTGGTACAACCACGAACTCACACCGATCTGCGGGAACACGCGCAGGTTCATGAACGAGTCGAACCGCCCACGCTCGGGCTGGCAGACCTGGTCCTCGAACATCGTCATGCTCACGTATGCCGTCGCGTAGCTGTAGTCGTCGGCCATGCCCATCAGCAGGGGCGGGACGCGCCAGACGCCTCGGATGATCTTGTGCTGTGCCGCGATGTACTTCAAGAACAGCGCGTCCTCACGAATCAACTCCGCCAGCGGCTTGATCTCGATCTTCACCTGCCCCGCCGGGCTCCCGGGCTCCATCGCGTCCATGCCCGGCTTGTCGAACGGCTTGGCCTCCAGAACCAGCACCGCGCCGATCTTGCCCCGCACCTCGTCGAAGCGCTCCATCACTGCTTGGTTCGCCTCGCCCGTCAACACACCCCCCGAGACCAGGACCACCATCGCCGGGATGCCGTTGTTGAACAGGTACTCGTAATTCCCCCGCTCGCTCTCGACCAGGCCTCCAATGGCGTAATGCGCCGCCGCGAACTTCGGGATGCCGTACGCCGAGCGCCCGTTGAAGAACCCCGTCATCCAGATCTCGGTCGCCCGCTCTGCCGCAGACGTGCCCTCGTCGTACTTCCCCGTCAACGCGTTCAGCGTCCGGGGGTCGTCCATCTCCTTGAAATACCGCAACTCACTGGACCCAGGCTTGATCTGCGCGAACTTGCGGAACGTCCGAAGTACCTTCCGCTCGGTCCACTCGCCGTCGACCAGCACCCACCGGGTAGCATCGATCGGTTTCGACGCGTCTTCGTCCGGCACGCAGATCCGCGTACGGTACGAGGGCGCGTGCAGAAAGAAGTACGGGCGCCGCTTGGAACCAGCGTTGGCCTGGCCGTCATCTCCCGCCGCTCGCTTCCGCGCACGGGCCATGCTCGCCGTCTCCCGGAGCACCTCGATGTACCCCGACCCCGTCAACGTGAGATCATCACGCACGAAGCCTCGCAGGCTCTCCACGCCGTCTTCCGTGCACGACTCCAGTAGGTCCGTCGCCACGTCCCACTCAGCCACAACCAGGGGGTCTCCCTCGTTGATTTCCTCGTGCCGCTTCCGCAGCCCAGCGCCCTGCTGCTCGATGTTGATCCGCAGCGCGTCGACGATCGGGGGCATGATGTCCACCGTCTCGTTCAGCGCCGCGAAGTTGTCCGGGCTCCACGGGGGTTCGAGGATCTTGCCATTCGCGTACGACTGCTTGAACGGGTCGGTCTGCTGGCTCCGGTCGCTGTCCCCCCCGCGCTTCTTCGTGCCGTAGGACCGCGCGCTCAGCACCAGTCGCTGCTTCTCGTCCATGGTCGTCTCCTCATGCGTCGGCTCGCGACGGGCGCACGCCCACTGACGGCCGCTGCGTTTTCATCTCTCCCCGGTCCACACCATCGGCACCAGAAGCACCGCGAGACCCCCGCGCGAACAGGAACCGCTCGTACCGCGCCACCAGGCACTCCGCGATCCAACTCGCCAGCACAATGTCGTCGTGACTCTCCACCCCGTAGCCCACGAACTCGTTCTCCACAAGCTGGGCAACCTGCCGGCTGTAGAGGTCCCCAGTCGGGATCCGCCACTTGCCATTCTCTAAAAGTCCGACCAGCTTGAACACGCCGTCGTCGGGGTCCGCCTTGTTCTTCCCCGTGGTGTGCCCGACCAGGGGAAGCGCCGTGGTGGCCCGCAGCTTCAACTCGTGCAGCCGCCCGAACGCGTTCCGCTCGACCGCCACGAACCTGACCTGCCCTCCCCCCCCGAACCGCGCGCACTCCAGCTTGATGGCACCCGTGACCTGGGAAGGCAACACCCCGCGGTCCCGGTAGAACCCCAGCAACCAGCGCTCCTCTGTCGAGGGGTCGTAGCCGATCGTCAGCCCGACCATAAAGTCGCTGTCGTCACGCTCTGCCTTCTCCTTCGAGTCCACCAGGCTCAGATCCCACGCCTGCAAGATGTGCAGGTGCGCCAGCGCCGGATGAGGTCGGTACTCCGCACCCGGGGGGCTCAGCGTGTACGTCGGCTCGTAGCAGCCCGGAAGCACGATCCCAGGCAGGCTCTCGACCGTGCCACCGGTGAAGTAGGCGCGCTTGAACACCGTCTTGGCGTCGTCCATCATACGGTTCTGCAACTCCCGCATGAACGTCAGGCTCGATTCCTTGTACTCCAACAGCAGATTTTCGAGGGACCACCGCTCAGGCCACAAGGGCTCCGTGCGCTCCCCAATGACCTCCGCCCCGTAGGTCACGACGCGCCCTCCCTCGCCCTTGCGCGTGAGGTACTTCCACTCCCCACGACTCAGCCACTCCTCGTCGGGGATGGCCCGGTCGGTGATGGCCTCGAACCGCCCGTCCCCCGCGATGATCCGCCCGTACAGGTCGTCGGCGTGCTTCTTGGTGCCGATTACGACCACCTTCCCGTGCGGCTCGACCAGCTTCAGCACGGTGCCCTGGAACCAGTCCCACACCGAATCACGTTTGGCCTGGCTTCGCGCATCACTGAGTTCGATCGGGTCGTCGAGGATGATCAGGTCGAAGTGCCCGCCCGTGATGGCCCCGCCCACGCCTACTGACTCCATCGTGGCGTCGCGAGAGGACTTGCGCCCGGTCACGTAGAACTGCGTGCTGGACCACCGCTCCGAGCTGCGCCCGGGCCTGCGGTTCCTACTGTCGGGCACCACCCGCGGCGAAAACGACCCGAAGTCTTCGATGATCCGCGAGTTGCTCTCCAGGTCGCGTCGCACCTGGTCGACACGCTTCCTGGCCTCATCCTTGGTCTTCGAGATCACGAGGATGCGCACCGAGCGGTCGACGCAGATCCGCGACTCAGCGAACACGCGGACCAGCGCCTCGGTCTTGCCGTGGCCACGGGGGGCCAGCAGCAACAGCCGCCGGTGCTGCATGAACATGTCGTACCAGCGGTCCTGGTGCGCCACGAAGTCGCGACCCAGATAGTAGTGCGCGAAGAACCCCGGGGACGCCTTGACCATCCATCTGCGTCCGCTCGGTTCTGCCACCAGGTCGAGCGGCGTTACCTCTGCGCGCGTCTGCCGGCTGGCGAGCGTCATGGATGGCACGACGAAGCCAAAAATACCAGATCGCGCACCGCCGCTCTACAGGCGGCCCGAGTCTGGTTCGTCCACCGCGTGGAGACCGCCATCTACTGCTCCACGATTACGTCGTTGGGGTCGTCGGGCAGCATGAGCGTCACCCGCTTCCTGGCAGTCATCGCCGCCGCCAACTGCCGGCCAGCGTTCGCCAGGTCTTCCATCGTCAGCAGCCGCAGCACCGCGGGCTCGCTCTGCTGCTGCTCGATGATCTCGATTCGTTGCGTGGGCTGGCCCATGAGGATCCGCTGCCGGTCGGTCGCCTCGCAGTAGACCGAGTAGAGCGCCTTGATGTCCTGCGGGCTCAGTTCCTTGCGGAAGCGATTCGGCTGGATGAAGTGCCCGTCAGCGTCCGTCTCGTACAGCGCCATCGCGATCGCCGCCTCTGCCGCGTGGTGTCCGCGCAGGTGCCGCGCCTCGGTCTTCGCCAACTCCGCGCCGAACTGCGCCACCGCCCGCTTCTTGGCCTCCTCTTCGATCGCCACCTGCGCCTGGTCGCGTTCCTTGGCCCACTCGCCCGTGACGGTGCTGTTGCCGCGAACCGCCACGCCCCCGATCGAATTCAACGGGACGTGGTAGCGCTCTGCCAACTGGCGCAGGTTGGGGTACACCCGCGTACCTGCGTCGTTGATGAACCCGTAGAGGTACTCACGCTTGATGGTTTCCCAGGGGTGCATGTTCGCACGCCGGTACTTCCGCTTCGGCTTGGGTTGGATGGCTGGCGCGATCTCTGCCGACGCGGAACCGTTGCCCTTAGATCCGTCCTTCGTCGCCATGCACCCCCCGCCAACAACAAAAAACCAGTGATCTGCTGGCTCTGTTCACCAATCTGTTTAGGGGAATCTCGAACTGGCGTCAAGCGCCGCGATCGCGTGGGATGCTAGAGCGTGTCGAGAGCAGCGATGGAGTTAGCTGCCGCTAACGCGAAGTCAGCATGGATGAGCTTCAAGATCCTCTTGCCAGCCCACACCGCTTTTCGGTCTGGGTTGACATCCTCGACGCGACACCTGGACACGTAGATTCCAGCCAGTTGGGTGGCGAGCGTTCGACGGATCTTGATCGGCAGGTCGGTGGCAGAAGCTGGGTGACGAAGCTCAGCGAGCACGCCACCCTCCGTGCACACCCTGCTGGGGATGCCAGACTTCCACGACATTGGGTCTGCAGCACCGTCGACCACCGCCTCGATCCGAGCGACCACCCGAAGCACCAGGTACGTCACTGCGGCAGGGTCGACGTGAAAGAACGCGCCGAGTTGGTACCACGAGGTGTGGTTGCCTGCCACGAGTTCCAGCATGACCAGCGCCTGGTGCGCGGTCATCGTGTTGGCGATCCTGGCAAGCGACTGCAAGCCGTCTTCGAGCGTGGTCCTCCCAACGGCGCAGGCGCACGACTCCCGCCGGAGCGTGGTGAAGATGTCGCCCAGGCGGGTCTTGGCCCGCTTGAAGTGGACGCCGGTAGTCTGCCTGATCACGTCCCTGCCTCGGGAGAGGTCGGCTTGCCTGCGATCGTCGAGAAGCGCGTTGACCACCTCGCGCTGCTTGTCGGAGAGGACGCCCGCCAGGTGAGGGAGCACCGCGAGGTATGGGGCGATGGACGCGGCGGTGTTCTGGCGATCGGCGTAGTCTTCCTTCGACTCGTGCCAGGCTCCAGCTTCCTCGGTACGCCAGGAACCGTCCTCCTCGCTCACCTCGTCGAAGATCGGGGCCTGCTTGTCGTCGATGGCCAGGGCGGCGTCGAGGCCGTAGGTGCAGGTGCCTGGGGTACGACCGCAAGGTAGCGGGATCTCTGGCTGAGGGACGGTGCCGCGGGGGGTGCCCTTGGGTGCGTGCTCGCAGGCGCAGCAGCCTCGGCGGTGGACGCGCTCTGCGGGGGTCATCGATGGCGCCCATCGGTGGCCTGGCGGTAGACGAGCGCTCGGATGCGCCGCGCAACAACCAAGCCTGCCCGGTTTGCTGCCGTGTCCACCAAGCCTTCGAACGAAGCCACGAGCGCGCAGGCTTCAGCGAACGCATCGTCCGGCGACAAGCACGAGACGGTGATCCCCACCCCACACGTTGGGCACGGATCCCGCTCCATCTGCACACGCTGCTCTGGCGTCGAGCGTGGGACATCCCAGCGATGGCCGCATGCGTGGGTGACGATCGGGATGCGCTCGCTCACGTGTGCCCCCTGCTACTCGCCCAGCTTCACCGCCGCGTACCCACCGGGCACGTCGAGAATGGAGCACGCCACCTCGGGGGAGACGGCGTTGACCGCGCGCATGACGACCCGGGCGGCTTCGATGGTGAACACGCCAGGCTCGGAATTGCATCCGGGCGCGTCGAACGGAGCGCAGCCCGGCAATGCGACGGTCAACCTGCCCGCCGTCTTACCGTGGAATTGGCCCGTCGCGCCGTTGGAGCACGTGAACTTGCCGTCGCTGTAGCAGATGGCGCCACAGCAACCCCGCCTTCGTTCGTCGACGCGCTGATCCTCCGCTTCGTCTGCCAGGTCGCGCAAGACCGTCTCGCACAGCATCTCGACGGCCCACTGCTGCTCCTCGACTGGCATGCTCTCGACGAACTCCGCGTCCGCCACGCGATCACCCATGCCGCAGCCTGGGCAGCGCAGGCGCATCGCGACCACGCGCTCGTCGCGGCCTTCCGCCACGTGTAGTTCTCCGAACGTCACCTCGAAGAACACTCCGCACAGCGGGCACTTCGTCTCGGTCGTTCGCTTCAACGATTAGCCCTCCTCCACTGTGTGCTTCAAGATCCATGCATCGACGTCAGCTTCATAGAAAAGCCACGTCGTGTTGCCGCCATCGTTCGCAGGTGGAAGCCGAACGTGCCTCGGGCCCTTCCCCGCCTTGCAGAGATTGATCACGGTGTTCGTCGCCACGCCGAGTCGCTTACCGATCTCGCGAGCATGAATACGATGGCCTAGATTCTTCGCCACGTCGCCCATCGTCCTTTCCTTTCAAGCGCCGGCGTCACGCCTGGCGCGTGTCCACCAGCGGCTCGTTGCAGCCGCACTTCGTGAAGTTGTGACCGCCCTCGTGCCCCAGGCCAAGCGTGCAGCGGTCTCCGTGCGGGCACCCCCACGGGCACCTGTCGAGAATCGCCGCCAAGCCAGCCCGCGACGACCGGTCCAGTGCCTCCAGGCTCAGGCGAGCGATCAGGAAGCGCAGGGCCGCCTCGGCCCGATCGCGGGGCACGGGATGGTCGGTGCACGGCTCCTGCTCGACACCGAAGCGCGTCCAGCCGTTTTGGTCCAGGTAGGCGCACGCATCGACCGGGCCCATCTCCTCCAGCCTGCGCTCGAAGTCGAGCCCCTGGTCCGGCGTGTAGTCGAGCGGCCCCCCGTTGAACCCGACCTTCGAGCCGTCGTCGAGCCGGATCACGATCGTCGCGCTCGTCTGCATGTCCATCGTCGTGTGTCGCATCGTAGTACCCTCCACGTTCAGCCCCGAGCGGTATGCCCGGCGGCGCTCGTCCTACGCTTCAACGCCTCGCGGCTCGCCCGAGCCTGCCAGCGATCCCAAACCACGATCGCCAGGATCGGCGGTGCAGCGATCATCGCGACCGCCCCAGCGACAGCCAGCCCCACAGCCTCGCTCGCCACGTACCACGCAGCCTCGACGACTGCACCCACCACCTCGCCAGCCATGGAGCGATCGCCGTAGTGCCGCATGGTCAACCGATCTCCTGGCCACCGAGAGACGACGTTGCGGTGCTGCCGTAGCCCTTGCCCACGTTGTCCTTCTTCCACTGGCGCAGCGAGCCGGGCCCCGTCCCCTTCTCGAACCACAGCGCGTCGGCTTCCAGCACCTCGCCGTCACCGTTGGCTCGCACCCAGCCCTCCGCGATGATCGCTCGCAACTGCCGCATGGTGAGTCCCCAGCGCATGACGAGCGCCAGCGAGGTCACCGTGGGGCCCTCGGGGAAGGGCTCGACGGGATCGCAGTAGTTGGTGGGCTTCTGGCGGTGCACGGGTGCGCGCGGCTTGCAACCCGAGTCGTCGACGTGCTTCGTGGGGTTGGCTGGTTGGTCCGGCCCGCGCTCGCCCGGGAGCAATGCCAGCGCCTCGGGTCCGAGCGCCTTCACCCGCGCCACCTCCGCATCGGTGATGAGCGTCGCCAGCCCGGGGCGCCCCTCGCGCGCCACACGCACGACGCCACCCGCTACGAGCTTGTCGAGGTGCTTCACCGAGATCCCGAGGTGCAACGCGGCTTGCACCCGCCCATTGTGGCCGTCCGGGATCGTGGGGCCCGTGCGCCAGTTCGGCGCCTTCGCAGCCACCGGATCGGACGTTTCAGCAACCGCGCTCTGCGGGCCGTTGTGGTCTGCTTCGTCCACCGGCGGGAGACTCGCAGTGACGACGGGTCCAGGGATCGCAGGTACGAGCGTCGGTGCAGGTGTCGATTCGACCACGGGAACGCGCCCCGCCAGCCGCTCGCTCCTCTCCACCTTCGCCCGCTCCATCGCCGCCTTCAGCAGCCCACGCCACGCGTCACCATCGCGCACCGCGTCCACCGAGGGCTTGTCGATGCGCCAGTAGCCGCCGGTCTTCGTGGCGATCTTCGTCCCCGTGATCACCCCGTGCTGAAGCATGATCGTGACGTACGCTCGCGAGCAGCCCAGCAACTCAGCCACGTCGACGGCACTCATGGTGTCCACGGTCTGCGTGGGTTCCGTGGCCGGCGCGGGTGGCTCGACGGAGGGTGCAGCCTTCAGCAGCCGCGCGTGCCACGTCCCCCGGGCTTGCTCCACCGACTCGCGATCGAACAGCACCGAGCCCATGCGACCCACGTGATCGCTGCGGACGATGATCCCGTGCTTCGTGAGCGGGGTGATGTAGTGGCCAGCGCAGCCCAGGCGCCGGCACACCTCGTCGGCGGTCATCGCGCTGGTTTCGATGGGTGGAGTGGGCGCGTGCGGGATGGCGGTGACGACACGTGGCACGGTGGCCTCTACGTGCGTAACCGTCAGCTTCGATGGCAACGGCACCTCCGCGACCTCGCGCTGCACCGTGGGCACCGATACCACGCGATCCGCCAGCATCACCAGCCGATCCGCTGCGGCGTCGAGGTGGTCCGCCTCGGTGCGGCAGCCACGCGCACGTGCTCGCAGCCAAGATACCAACGCCACCGGGCTCATGTCGTACGCCATCGAATCCCCCCGTCTCAGACTTCGCCACCCGCCCACCGCAGTAGCCACCCCACCCTCGCTATCGTCGCACGCACCCGGCGCTCGTGCAAGCGGCACCCCGCCTTGCCACTCCTGGCTCCCGCCGTCGAGCACGAGTAGCAGCGCCAGGGGTGAGCGGGCAACGCTTCGTGGCACTCCGCGAGCTTCGCTGCCCCCTGGCGAGCGTTGACCACCAGGTCTGCGCTGGCATACCGTCCGCAGACTTGAAGCATGCCACGGCAGCCCGCCTTGCTCACGACCCCCTGCTTGAACCGCGACTCGACCCATGCCGTGGCCACGCACTCCACCGGGTGCACCCCCACCGCCTCGCACTCGCGAGCCACGATCGCGCCACGGTACAGCCGTTGGGGTAGCGACGGCGCTCCGGGCTCGTAGAGGAGGAGCGAGAGGAGCAGCGCGGCGATCATCCCTCACTTCCTCCGCAGCCGCGCGACGAACGCGGCGTAGTCTTCGTCCGATCGGTTCGACAGCCGGTGTCGCGTCCAGTAGTGCGCCAGCCCGTCGCCGAAGTACAGCGCACCCCAATCGCGCGACCGCGAGCCCGCCTTGCCCCTCACCTTGTCGCGAGGGTCGTCCACGTGCCCCGGGTCAGTGGAGTCCAGAAGTGCCACGTGCGCCTTCCTGCGTAGCTGGCGGGACGTGACCCGCTTCCCGTCGTCGGGGTGCGCTCCCGTGGCGTTGGCGTGGACTGCGACGCGCTTGCGAGAGCGGCTCATGGCTGCCTCGTCCAGTCTTCGCAGTCCCGTAGGTTTTCAAGGTCGGTGCATGGCTCGGTGGCGCAGTTCAAGCAGGTTCCGCGACCAGCCTCCCGCAGCCGTCGCTCGCCTTCCAGCACCGCCAGCAGCGCGTCGGCCACCGCCAGGTCGCGAGCCGGCAGCAGCGCCGGGTCGTGCGTGTTCACGCGCGTGGTGAGCGCGTAGGTGTAGCGGGCAACCAGGGCGTTCCACTCGTCGCGGGTCATGGTGTCACCTCGATTCGCCTCTTGCCTGTGTCTGTCAGCGTGAAGCTACCCATGCACCCGCAACCGCACCCGTCGACCAGCCCTCGCCGTATCAGCGCGTTCATCTTCGCCAGCGCCACCTTCAGCGGCGTCCCCTCTGGCATCGCGTGCAGCACGCTGTTGTCGTAGATCGGTTCGCTGTACGTGGCCGTCGCGTGCTCGGCGATGAACACCAGCACGGGGTCGTCTGGTACGTGCTTCGCCTGCATCCCCTTGGCGTTGCTCATGCTCGCGCCGACTTCCGTGCGGAACGCCTGCGATCCCACTCGTCGCTCTGCACGCGACGCAGCTTCATCAGCGCTTCGATCCCCACGTGGCGCAGAAGCACCGCAACGACTCGGATCGGCAGGAACGCCAGCGGCCACGCGTCGGTCAGCGCCATGAGCCCGTCGCCAGCCCGCCACGCTCCACCCGCCGTGCGGATGGCTTCCACACGGCCGTCGCTCACTTCATCCCACCCGCACACGTACCGCATGTCGAGAAAGTCCTTCCTCACGCACCACCTCCCACGCTCTCGACACTTCCCGCAAGCCACGCCAGATCCCCGCGCATCCCCCTCCCGATCGCCACCTGCACCGCCGCCCGCGTGAACGCCCCGCGCAGCATCGCCTCGCGGGCCCGCTCGTGCGCCGGCTCCCCAGCCACCCCCGTCACCACGAACTCCAACCCCACCCCGCAGCGCGTGCAGACCGCCGCGTACCGGTGGCCGTGACGACCAGCGGGCCCCTGGTCGAACACGCGCAGGGTCGACTGGCAGTGCTGGCACGTCGCGAGCGTCGAGACGGTGGCGGGGGTTATCTGCACGTCGCCCATGACCGCACCACTTCGATGATCGCGTCCAGCAGGTCAGGCGTCCCAGCGCATAGCACGATGAGCGCGAACAGCAAGATCGCCTGCCACCATGGCCACGCAACTTCGATGTCGTTTCGATCGTCCACGATCATCCCCTACAGCGCCGCGAGGTCGTCCGCGTCGGGCGCCTCGTCGCTGTCGTCTGCGATCCGTTCCTCGTGCCTCGCGATGCACACCACACGCCCGTCCGGCTCCGCTCGCAGCGTCATCCGGTCGCAGTCGAACTCGATATGCTGGTTCACCGTGTCAGCAGGAGCCCACCACGCGCGATCGCACTCTGGACCGTCGCACTCGCACGTGCACGCCAGCTTGCGGGTCGCCAGTGCTTCAGCCTTCGCCCGTTCCTTCTTGTTACCGTTCATCGCTGGCCACCCCTCAGCCGCTTGCGCTCGGCTCGTAGCACCCACCGCTGGTCGTCGGTGGCGTTGTTGAAGCGCGCCGCATCGACGACACCCTCGACCCACAGCCAGCCGGCGCGCTCCATCCGGTCAACGGCGTTCGCCACGTCAACCGGTCGCGCAATCTCGCACGCCCGCTGTACCTTGTCGCTCGGCGCACACGTCGTCAGCACGCCCGATGGAGACAGCCACCCCGTCATCGTCACCCCCTAAAACGGTCCACCCATCGATCACCACACACCCCACTGCCGCCAGACGTGCACGCCCAGCGCCACGAGCCCGATCGCACACGCGCCCACCGCCAAGACGCCAGCGTAGCCCGTCCACTCGGCCATCAGCGGATCGTACATCATCAACTACCTCCCACGGGCTGCCCGCCGATCGGTGCGCAGTAGCGCTCGCCACGGGAGCATAGCCCGCACTGCGTCTTGCCGTTCTTGGCCGTCCGTCCGCACGAGCAGCGCGTCTGCGACAACCGCACGGTGGCCGGTGCGTCGACCGGTGGCATGATGCGCCGAACGTCACGCGGCAGCCACCGCGACACCTCGACCATCAAGAACACCAGCCCGATCGCCGCGAGGAAGATCGCCAGCCCGATCGCCACGCCCGTCAACGTCGCCAGCGCAGGATTGCCACTACAGCCCATCACGCCCTCGCCAACACGCGAGCGACCTCGCGGCCCAGCGCCGTCAACGTCCAGCGGTCCATCAGCGGCTTGCCGACGTCGTGCGGCAGCGGGTCAACCGACTGCACCAGCGCATTGACGCCTGGCGCTTGGAACGCCTGCCAATCCTCCAACACCGACCACGTGGCTTGGAACGCCCGCGCCTTCTCGTTCTCCAGTCCGCTGACGCCCACACGGTTGAAGTCTCCGCGATCCATCTCGCCAACCGTCACGCCGAACACGCTGCCCAAGATCCGCAACTCCGTCTGCGGACCGCAGTCAGCCAGCAGCTTGACCACCGTGCTCGCGTGATCGCTCAGCCCGCGCGCGATCTCCGACGCTTGCAGCGTAAGCACCGGCGGCTCCCCGTCGTCGCAGTCGGGCAGCACGGGCTCCGCTTCCACGCGCGCACCGTTGGCGCCAACGTCGACGCCCACGAAGGGGTCGGCTTCCGTCGCCAGCCCCGTGCACCCATCGCACCGCGTGTCGCCGTAGCCCTTGCAAGCGTGGGCGCTCACGGGCTCGGTGGTGTAGCAGCCAGGGCGCGCGTTCCGCTCGTAGGTGGCGGCCAGCGCAGCCTCTTCGACCGTGATGTCGTGCAGCACGGGCTCGCGCTCCGTCGCCGCCGGCACGTCGTTGGCCACGTGGCCGTGCGCGCAGCCGTTGTCGTGCAGGCAGGTCGGGGTGGAGCAGGTGGTACAGCCGGCGTGACCGTCTGCCTTCGTCCGCGCGTCCAGGTCATCATTCGTGCCCACCAGATGCAGCACCTCGTCGATCACGTCCTGCGGTTTATGCCAGCGGTCCGTTCCAACGCCCATGATCAGCGACCAGATGTCGTCGAGCGCCTGGCGCATCTTCTCGTAGCCACCGAGCGTCTTGTGCGTCGCGCCGTCCACAAGCGCTTCGTCGCGCCGCACCATCCGCTCGCACACCATCCGCACCACCGCCTCGGGGTCGTCCAGCGACCACGCCGACGCCTCCCCGGGCTTGCAGTCGTTGGCCAGGTCGAGGATGTCGGTGATCGCCTTGGCCATCCCCGTCACGCGGTTGTGCAGCCACGCGGGAACCATCACGTCGTCGCAGGGCTTCGTGGGGTCGTCGCCATCGCACACATACGTGGTGCCGCTGCGTCCGTGCGACGACTCCATCGCACGCGACCTCTCCGCTGCCAGCAGCCCGATCACCTCGTCGACCGACTCACGCACGTCGACGCACGCGCAGCCGAACCACACCCGCGTCGTGGCCACCAACCCCCGCGGGACAACACCTGCGGTCGACGCCAGCATCGGCTGCACGCCCGTCACCTCTTCGAACACGTAGCACGGCTTCAGCGTCGCCGCGTCCGTAAGCTTCAGCATCGCTACACCTCCCTCGTGATGAGCATCTCGCCCACAGCCCCGCGCCCGTCGCCATTGCACGACACGTTGCGCCTCATCGTGACGTCGTACACGGTCCACGGCGGCCGGCGCCACAGCTTGTCGGCGTAGAAACAGGCACCCATGCTAACGACCACCCGCGCTCCACGCTCGGTGGCCGCCTCGCACGCATCCCGCAACTCACGGTGCTGCACCAGCGAGAAGCCGCCCGCGGTGTACGCGGTGAAGTCCCCCGTGCTCGACCCCTGCGACGGGTATGGTGGATCGACGTACGCGCACCAACCATCGCGAACCCTCGACAGCGTCTCCAACACGTCGAGCTGCCAGATCTCGACGCCCTTCAGCCCCCGCGACACCTCACGCAGCAGGTCCGCCCGCACCACGTCGCGCTTCCCCTGACGGGTGGCGTCGTACGGAGCGTTGAACTTGCCGGCGCGGTTGAGACGCATGAGCCCGTTGAAGCTGCACCGATTGAGCCAGACCCAGCGCGCACCCCTCGTCACGTCGTCGCAAGGTTCCAGTGCACGCACCGCCGCGAACGTCTCCGGCGTGTCCGCCCACGTCCGCAGCAGCGCGATCGTGGCCTCGACCTCGGACTTCACCGCCGACCACGCCGAGATCAAGTCGGGGTTGGCGTCCGCGAGCACCATGCGCTTGAACCGCCGCGGCGGTTCCGATAGCAGCGCCATGGCCACCGCGCCACCACCCACGCACGGTTCGACGTATGTCTCGAAGCTCGCTGGCATCATGGACAGGATGCGGTCTGCCAGCTTGCTCTTGCCTCCGACCAAACGCAGATAGGGCTTCATCGCACACCTGCTGGAAAAGCACCCGCCCCCGGCTTCGGCGGTTGGCCCGCCGGTGAGACGGCACCTCCACCGGGGACGGATGCTCGATTGCTTGTGAAACAGCGGGCCAACGCCTGCACTGTACGCCTCCCACCCACCGCGTCAAGAACTTCCCTCGCCTACAGCAACGACCCCTGCACCCCACCCAGCACCGACCCCCACGGGTCACGTGGACCGCATCCCTCTCGACGCTCCCACCGCCACCTGCGCGACTGGAGTGGGCCACCATCACCATCGTCGAAGCGATCGTACACCGCCCCGTTGTCGCAGCGGATGGACGCCGATGCACCCCGGGGAGCGCCAGCGATCAGCGGGGGGGTGACGTGGGCGATCTCGGGCTCGCGCTGGTAGTAGGACTTCACGTCACCCCCTCCACGCAGGCGCAGCGCGCCACGCCTGGCACGCAGCATCGGTTGCGCCCGTGTGTCTCCCCGCCGGCTCGCACGGGTTCCAGCCGTGCCACATCACGCACGACGCGCACGTCTTGCCCGTGCCGGCGTGGTCGTCGAGGCACACGTGGTTGGCGGTGAACGTGGCCAGGAGCACGACGCCCTGCACCACGACCTTCGCGTCCGTCGAGACCGTCGCCAGCTTGCCGCAGACGGGGCAGTGAACTTCGAGCACGCTCACCTCCCCGCTGGCTTCATCGGCGCGATCATGCAGGCCCCGCTCGTCGCACCCAGATTCGCACAACGCCCCCTGAACGCACGCACGCGGATCTCGACGTAGTGCGCGCACGGCGTGGCCTTCGAGTGGGTACAGATCGGCACCGGCTGCCCACCGCGCGGCGAGGTGGCGTAGGTGATCGTCAGGTTCATCGGTACACCGTCTGCATACTTCCTTCGTCCACGAACTCGAACGACACGATGACGCGTGGCTTCCTCTCGTACACGGTGCGTATCCATGGGCGGTCTGGGTCGTCAGCGCCACCGACCGGAGACCGCTCCGCCAGCGGGATCTTCACCGACGTCGCTCGCAACTTCGTTCCATTCACCGTGATCTCGTCACCAGGCTTGATCATCGCGTGGCCTCCAACAACAGCCGCAGCGCATCCGCCGCGGCGTCTCGTGCTCCCTGCGTGTCGCGCATCGCTGCGACGATGGACGCACCAACGTAGCGCCCCATCCTGACTGCCCGCTCGACAAGCGCCTCGCCACTCACACCCGGGCAGCCGAGCGCAACGGCGACGTGGCCCAGCAGCTTGACGTTCCGATCGCGCTCGTCTGCGATGGTACATGCCTTCTCGACCAGCGACGCCCGCTCAGCTTCGAGCGCACGCGCATAGCTGACCACCAGGCTCGCGCACGGGATGAGCGACGACGCCAGGTACTCAATCGCCTCGGTGGGTCGGTCCATCACGCTTCACCTCCCGTCGCAGGCTTCGCCACCGCCAACCGCTTCCGGCACTTCGAGCACACGCGAGCCTTGCCCGCCTTGTTCGCGGTGGGATCTGCATGCCCCGCGCCCGTCGTGTAGTCACCGCAGAGCGTCGTCACCCACCCACGATCCTCGCGAGCGACGACATGGTTGATCTTGAACCAGTCCGTGTACCAGCGGCGCACTTCGGAGATCAGCATGGTCAGCGCCCTCCCTTCTTGCGGTGCTTCCACGGCTTGTCGTCGTGCCACGGCCCCGCCAACTTGCGAGCCACCCGCGCCTCTGCTGGCGTCAGCTTGGCGGGGGTCAGCGCGTCCTGCGTTGGATGCGGGCCGAGATCGTCGGTGCGTGGCTTCAACGCGAGCGCGTCGATGGCGGTGGTGTGCCCCAGCCCGTAGGCGTCTTCGATGGCTCGCAGCGTCGAGATCGCACGCATCGCTTCTTGGATGGCGGGCGGTCCGTACCCGCTGGCGGGCGGCTCGAACGGTGGCTCGTCCATGATGATCTGGTCGACGTAATCGCCGTACAACTTGCGCTCATCGAACTGGTCGAACCTGGCGGCGCTCAAGCCCTCCGGCGGCACAGTGCTGACCGACACCACGTGTTTCGGACAACAAATGCGCATGCCTTCGATTATCCTGCGCACGTGCTCGTCATCGCCAGCGCGCAACGGGCGGCTCGCAACACAAACCGCCCGCCTGCCATCATCCAACTCGAAGATCGGCGTTCCGATGCTCCGGAGCGCTCGCAAGCACCACTGCGGAAACTCAGGTTGTGGCTTCAGCACGAACGCGTTGCCGTACACCTCGACGTCGTGCAGCCGACGCCGCTCCACCTCGTCGGGAGGTAGCACCGTCGCATCGATGATCTCTGGCAACTCACGATCGGTGTCAGTCATGGGTACGGCCTCCCGTCTCCATCGACCAGGTCAACGTCGGTCTCGGGTCCACCGTGCTCGCTCACCATCACCGTCAGGTCGAGCACGTTGATCGTCATCGTGGCCTGTGGCAAAACGAACGGAACACACTCGCCACCGCACGGCCCCTGCCGTTCGGCTTCAAACGCACTCAGCAGCGAAGACATGGGCACACCGGACGCCGGGTCCATCGACTCCACCATCGACGGCGAGCAGAGATCTTCGAGCACTTTCCACAGATCCATGTACAACTGGCCAGCCCACAGCCCGCGCAACTCCTTGTGACACGAACACCTGCACGGATGCAGCCACCACCGAGCGGCCGTCGACGCCAGGATGATGCGCATCGACTCCATCTCACTGATCGCCATCTCCGCAGTCCACGCGGCCGGCGCGTAGACCACCATGCTGTATCCATATCGAAGCCCACCCATCGACACCACCATCACCCGGTAGACCTCGGTGGTGACCTTCGTGTCGACTTCGGTCCCGAGCAAATCGCTATCGAGTGGTCGCTTCTGAATGACCGCCGCCTCGACGCACTCCATGCCGCGAGGAACACGGATGCGCTTCATATGCTGGTGCCCGCCGATGAACAGGCACAGCGGATCGGTGTCAGCCACGGTCGCCTCCGTCCAGCTTCTTCAGCCCGTCAATCACACGCAGCGCGATGTCGTAGTAGCCGTCTTCGGTCTTCGGGCGCACGTGGTCGACGAAGTCCAACACCCGCTGCAGATCATCAAGCTGCGGAGGCGTCCGCAAGAACCGGTTCCCGCTCGACGTCGTGCCGATGCACCTGCGCAGCCTGTCAACCGTGCTCATGCTTCATCCTCCATCCGGCTCTGCCTGGTTCGCTTCGACCAGTTGCACCACTGCTCTACCTTCCGCCGCGCGATAAACTCCTCAAGCTTCACGATCGCTTCGTCGAGTTGCTCCTGGTCCCACTCGTCGAACATCGGCGTGCCCAGCCCGCGGATCAACCGCATCGCCACCTCGACCAGCGGCTTCGCGACGCCCATGTCGTGGCCGAAGCTGATGAAGCCCTCGATGCCCTGCGACTGCGTACCAGATCCCGCACACGGAAGCGGCAGCGCTCGCAGCGCGTACTCGACGCGCTCCAGATACTTGCGATGGGCCGCGGTCATCCCGCGCTCCTGCTCTTGCGCGTGCACTCGCGGCACCCGTACCAGCCGTCACCCTCGCAGTCGACGAGCACGCCCGCCTCCCGCGAGTAGCACGGGTGGTCGCGCAGGCCTTCGCCGTCATCGGGCTCACGAAGCTTCCGCAGCTCGCGGGTGACCTCCCGGTACTGGCGGTGCTGCTCGACCTCGACGTCTGCGCGCTCCCGCATCCTGGTCGCATGGATTCGAAGCTGGTCTGTGGTGTACGTGTCGATCGCCCGCCCGTAGATGCGCGTCACCTTGCAGCCGTCGTCAGGCTGACCGAGAGCTTCCCGCCACCTCGAGAAGTGCCGGTTCAGATCCGCGAGCACAGATGCGCGCTCCTGGATCTCGAGCTTGGTGGCTTCCGTGGGCGTACCACCGTAGCGAGGTTCTTCGTTGTGGCAGTGCGAGCACCTGGTCTCCGGCGCGTGGTCGACGAACAACGTCCAGTAGTGCTTCTCCCACTCCACGAACTCCGGAGGCTGGTAGCGCCACACGTGACCGCACGCATGCCTGATGACGATCGTCCCGTTGCCTTCTGCCTGGTCGCTCATCGAATCCACCTCCGCATCCCCGCGTCCATGTTGTCGACCGCGGTCTGCTGCGCTTCCGTGTAGGCGTTGTTCTCGACGCACCACTCGCGCATGCTCTGGAGCTTCTCGCGCACGCTGCTCGAGAAGTCGTCGGCCTTCGACGGGAGCTGATGCGACAGCACGATCGCCGCGTCCACCTCTGCAACGAAGTCGGCCACGTCGGAGTCCAGCACGTCGGTGTCGCGGAAGTCGTCGGGCATCGGCTCGACGGGCACCGGCTTGCGTGACGGCGTGGGCGTGATCACCGCGACCTTCGCAGCCATCTCCGGCGTCGACTTGCGGATCACGAACGTGCCACCGCTCACCGGGAGCGTGCGCATCTCGCCGCTCAGCGGGCCGTACATCGCAGCCATCGCCACGAACGCATCGCACTCCGCAGGATCGAGCGGACACGGACCATCCGGCTTGCCCCATGGGTACAGTATCGGCTTGCCCAGCTTCATCGCCACACGCAGGTCAGCGTACATGCCAGCGCTCACGAACCCGCCGTCCATCGACCAGCACCACACCTCGTCGCAGACCATCAGGAACGCCTGGCCTGCTGCGATGCCGTTGGCGCGCTGGGTATGGTCGCGGTCGTTGAGCATCTGCGGGTACAGCAAATGCGGCGCGAACGGTGCGTGGCCTGCGGATAGCACCTCCGCGCAGAGGCGACGTGCCACCATCACGTTGACTTCGGTTTCACCGGGCACCTGGCCCGCGTACGGACTGCACACGAAAATCCTTTTCACCTCGTCACCCCCCGTGCTTCTCGTTGTCGTCGCAGTCGCCGAAGCCTGGGCACAGCGCGCAACGCCCGCAATCGTCGGCGTGGGCTGCGGGGTCGTCGTCGCAGTCCGCGGGGTCGCTCGTGAGTGCCAACGCCGTTTCCATGCCAAACGCCTGCAACACGTCACGGTACAGCGGATCAACGAACGCCTCGGCACGTGACGCCCCCGCCGGCTCGACCACGATCGCAGCCTCCCGCAGCCGCTTGCGCAGGTACGCCACCGTCGCATTCGACGTGGCCAGTTCGCTGCGCAGTCGATGGATGGTCTCGTGGAGCCTGCGCTCGCTTTTGGTGGGGGGCATGCCATCGTCTCCTACGGCTGAACGTCGTTGATGCGGGCGATCTCGTCTTCCATCGCCACGCGGAATGCGTCGTTGCAGAAGTACTCGCGCAGCAACTCGACCTTGGCCACCTGGTCGGCGTCCGTCGACTTGGCGATCACGTCGTCGAAGATGGCGCGAGCTTCGTCCCGCGTCATCCTGCCACCCGCACGCACTCGGGGTTGCAGTTGCGGTACGTCACGCCGTCGCTGGTCACCACGTCAAACCAATCACACGTCTTGCCGCGCGCTGCGAACGAGAACGGCGCCGGGCGACGACCCGTCACCGTGCACGCGCGCCACGTGGTCCGACCGTTGCCCTTGTGGTTCCACACCTGGACTCGCGCCGTGCTCGTCGTGCTGGCCATCGTCGTCTCCTACAGCGTGGGGCGGGGGATGCGGAAGCCGCCGCTCGTCGTACCGTCCGGCTTACCGCAGGCAATCACCCACACGGGCTGTGCGTCATTGATGCGGGCGACCTCGTCGGCCATCGCCGCGCGGAAGCCAGGGTTGCAGAAGAACTCGCGGAGCATCTCGACCTTGGCCACCTGGTCTGCATCGGTCGACTTGGCGATCACCTCGTCGAACACGCGGCGGGCTTCAGTCTGCGTCATCGTGGCCATCGTCGTCCCCTTGCTGGTGTTCGTCTCTTCCATGGCTTGAAGATACCCCAGATCGGTGGACGTGGCAACAAAAAATCGGAGGCCGACGTAACTTTTGTTGAGTTGGTCACGCGACGGGCTGGTCGACCTGCACGGGCTCGGTGATGGGCTCGACGACGGGGGAAGAGACGCTCTCGACGACGGCCACGGGCTCGGATGCCACCCGCTCAACCGCCTGCTCACCCACCACCGGCGCACGACCCGCAGCCCGTGCCCGCTGGTTCAGCGACCACGTGATCACCTTCTCGACGTAGCGGATCTTCGCCTTGTTCAGCGTCTCACCGCGCGGCTGCTTCGTCAGCTTCTCGAACTCCGCGAGCATCCACGCCGGCGCCAGGCCCTCGCTCGTCACCACCTCGTCGAGCATCACCGCAAGGTGGCCGTTCTCCACCAACGCCCGCTCCAACTGCCCACGCTCCACCGACTGCGCCACGAGCACCAGGTCGACCGCCTTCCGAGCATCACTCCGCACCGACCGCGCCGACGACAGCGCCGACTTCGCGACCTGCCCGTACTCGTCGCCCAGGCGGATCGCGTCGGCCACCGAGGCTTGCATCCCCGCGGTCGCCCGCTCCACCGCCGCGGTCAGCTCGTCGGCCATCCGGCGCAGCGACGCCTCGACGGCCGCGACCTCGGTGGACGCCGCCCGCGCCTCTGCCACATGGTCGTACGTCTCGACCGTGGCACGCAGCGCCTCGACCTCGTGGCCCAGACGCTCGTTGGCCAGGCGCAGCGTGGACACCTCCGCAGCCAGCTTCACCGCCTCCGACACCGCCGGCTGCCGGTAGCACGTCACCCGCTTCTTGCCATTCGCTCTCGCCCTCGTGCCCATCGATCGCCCCTCCGCTTGCAACGCGCCGTATCGATCCGCGACGACCAGCCGCGAACCCTACCGACGACCCGTTTGGAAAATCACCATCGTCAAAACGCCCTTCTCGCTCTTGTAGACGCGGATCGTCACACCGGGTCGCTGGCGTCCAGTTCTTCGATCTCCACCGTCACCGCCGGTGCCTCACCGATCGCCACGTAGTACCGGCAGACCACCTCGACCACGAACCGCTTGTCGTCGTCGCAGAACCCCGCCTGCTGTAGAGAATCTTTGATCCCCTTGAGCACGTTGTCGCCATCGGGCTTCTGGTCGTAGTACATGCGCCCTTCGAGCGCCCCGTTCTTGAGCCTGCCGTCCTTGTAGCGCTCGGTCAGGTTCTTCGGCCTGGCGAACGTGGCCACGACCTCGACGCGCAGGGGAACCGCCAGCGGAACCAACGGCGTCACCGACCGCCCGGCCATCACCACGAGGTTCTGCCACTGCTTCACGTCCTTGTCGGGGAACATGATCGCGCGGAACCCCGTCTTCGAGTGCGCGTCCGGTACGGTGCCCAGGCGCCCGCTCTGCTTGGCCTTCGGTTCGCCAGGGATCTCAAACATCGCGTGGAACATCGCCACCCCCCCCATCATCGCGCAGCGTTGCACTCTACCAGCGCCGTCGCGGGCAACACCAACGCCCCGTTGTACCTGGTCAACCGCCACAGCGGGCGGGTGACGCCGATCTCCAACCGCGTTGCGTCGTCGGGCGCCCACAACCCCAGCGACCCATTCGCCGCGACACCCACGTGGAAGTCGATCGCCGCGTCCACGTGCCACCCGATCGATCCGTCTTCCTTCCACGGGTCCGCGGGCTCCCACTCGCCCATCTCGCCACCGGAGAAGCCCTCGACGTGCACAGCTCCGAGGATGGCGCCTGTCCTCTGGCCACCACCCTTCCCGTCGACCGCTTGCTTCGCCGCCAGCAGGTAGTGGAGACACGTCGTGTCCGCCATCCGCAGGTCCTCGACGCACCCCGCAACCCGCGACTGCATCCATTCGTCGAGTGCAGCCACGTCCACCCCCGCGATCGCCCGCAGGATGGTGTCGACGTCCTCGCGTGGCAGCGGTCCCACGTGCTGACGAGCCACGTCGTCGATCTCGCGGTGAGCTCGCGGGGTGTCAGCGATCTTCGACGCGTGCACCAACAGCCAGCCGCCCGCGTCGGTCAGCAGTCGCTCATGCGGGCGCCAATCGCGATTTTCCGTCGTCTTGTAGCCTGCCACGAGCAGAGTGGCCCATGGTTGCCGCACCGACAGCGCGCGAATCGTCCCCGTGACGATGGCACGTGAGAGGGTGTCGACGCTCGCGGGCTGGACGCGCAGACGCATGGTGTCAGCCATGGTGACCCCCGTCACAGCCGCCGTCGCAGTGGCAGCCGGCAGTCACCAGGTCGTCGGAGCGCGCGTAGAGCTCTGCCACCCCCCGCAGCCGCTCCTTCTCGCCCCACCCAGCCGCCACCGCCTGCGCCAGCCCAGCCAGCGACCGCTCGCTGTCGTACGCCTCGCTGTAGTCGGGGCCGTAGACCACCCGCGCGATCTCGACCAGGCGTGCGCGGTCGTCACGCACCTCGCCCATGCACAGGGGCGTTCCGTCGCCGTCGTTCCCCAGCCCAGCGCAGTCGTCACAGCACGCCTCGAACGCCCGCGGCGTCTGGCACACCGGCAACCCGTCGATCACCTTGAAGTCGCGTCCAACATTCACGTCGTCACCTCCCCGTCACGCGGTACCGCAGCGCCCGCCGCCACCCAACGCGCTCGACCTCTGCCTGCCCCCAATTGAACGGGCACTTGTCGCCAGCGCGGCCATGCTGAACGCTGTACCCAATCGGCGCCAGGAACGTCCTGACCACGTGGCCCACGCGCTGGTCTGGACCTTCGACCCCTTCGCGCAGTTGGACCACCGCGCCAGGCGGGTACATGCCGAGCTTCTTCGCGCCAGTCCTGTCCGTGGTCAGCACATTCAATCGCCACCTCCAGCCAACGAAGCCTTCTGCGCTTCCTTGTACAGCCGCGCAGCCGCCGTCCCGATGGCCTTCCGAGCCTCGCGCGTTAACTCCGCCTCACCGCTGGCCTCGCGTTCGATGTCCGCGACCATGCCAGCGATCACCTTGCCCGTGTGCTCCGGCGCAAGGTCGACGACCCCCAGCGCGTCGAGCACGTGTCGCAGACGCTCTCCGGTACACCACTCGGTGGCGATGGCCTCCGCGTCACGCAGGATCTCGAGATCCCCCGGGTCGACCACCTTCGGCGGGTGCGCGCGCTCGGCGAACGCAGCGCCCTTGTGCTTCGCGATCAACCGCGTCCCGTCGCTGCTCACGCACTCGAACGGCGGGCGAATCACGATCCCCTCGCGGGGCTTCTCGACATTGACGCCACGCCAAACCGCCACCTGCGACGGCGCGTCGCGCTGTTCGTCCAGCGCCGCGATCATGGCCTCACGCGTCGGCGCCTCGACCTCCACCCACGGCACGAACTCCAGACCGAGCTTCGTCGCAACGTCGCAGGCATTCGGCACGTCGAGCCACGTCTCGCCGATCTTCACCTCGAACGCGATGAAGCGCAGCGCGTCGCCGTAGGTGTGCCGCATCCCCTGCATCTTGCCGCCGTATGCCTCGCCGTAGACGGTCACATTGTCGTGGCCCAGCGCACGAAATGCCTCGCACAGCGCCAGCCGGTCGAAGCACGCCTCGAACGCCTTGGCTCCGGCGCCTCCCGACGAGCCGTGCACAACCCCGCCGCGGTACATCACGTGCGCACTCGTGCCGTGCACCTTCTCCATCGCGTACAGCCGCCGGAACTCCAGGATCCGCTGCGCACGCGGCCTGTACAGGTTCTCCATGCTCATGTAACTCACTCGCCACCTCCCGCCAGTTCGTCCACCGTCTCGACCACCTCGCCCACCGCCCGCCCGATCGCCAGCCGCAACGCCTTCGTGCCCAGCGCCGACACCTCGACGCCTTCCTCGCCCAGCGCATCCACCGCCCCCCGAATCGCCGCCGCCGCGATCTCGACCAGCCACACAGCCGGCACCGCCTCCGAATGCAGGCGTTGGTGGTGCAGGTGGCACAGCGGGACCGCCGCGAAGTCCGACCCCTTCAACGCCTTGCCCCCACCCGTCGCGCTCCCGAACGCGTGGTGCGCTTCGACGGGCCCCAAGCAGTGCCCCATCCCGAGACCACGAAGGCAGCACGGGCGGGTGCGGACGGTGGCGAGGTGGCGGGGGGAGCGCGCGGGGGTGGTCATGGCGTCACACCGAACAGCACCGGGCACCGCTCGGCGAGCAGCGCCTGAGCTACGTCCATGACCTCGCGCATCTGCGGGTGCGCCGCCGACGAGGTACGCAGCTTCAAGATGTGCCGCCACTCGCGTGCGTTGCAGGTCATGACGATCTCGGTCTTGGTCGAGTTGGGCAGGACCGCCCGAGCCCATTGCGGTGAGACCCCCTGCTGACGCATGATGCTGTACGCCTCTTCTGCCTCCAGCATGACGTTGAACCACCGGCACTCCAGCCAGTCCCACCCGAACTCGAAGTCGTCAGCGCCGATCAGCCCGACACCTGCACGATGGCCCTTCTCGTACTGGCCTGGGGTGATGGCACACCGGTAGAACATGCCGCTTGGAATGATGAACTGGCAGTGCCCGCCGTGTCCCTCTGCCGTCTGGTCGACGTACCGGGTGCTCTCCTGCGAGAACGCCACCCCGATCCGGTGACGCACCAACTCGTGCGTGACCCCTCGGTCGGTGATGAAACGCAGGGTCCAGCCGACGTGCTCCAGCACCGACTCGTGACCGCGCTCGATGATCCTCCGGATGAAGGCCTCGGCACCTGCCAGCGACCCGTCGCTCTTGGCCTCGCTCTTGTAGCACACGCGCCCGGCCGCTTCCAAGATGCGCACCGCTTCCTCATTGGTCGGCCCGAACTCCAGCACCACGCTAGGTTTCAGCAGGATCATCACCTACACCCCGTCCATCCGCTCTGCGATCCTCGCGAGCCTCACCAGCGTCTCGTCGCCAATACCGGGCACCGCCCCGCCAGCCCGCCACGCGCGAACCTCGCCAATCACGCGCTCCACCATCTCGCGCTCCCACCCGTGCAGCCGACGCACCGCGGGCGAGAGGTAGCGCAAGATCCCCTCGGCTCGCGCGGCGTTCGCAGCCATGCGCTCCAGGTACCGTGCGGACCCCTCGCCCACGATGATCGGCGTTGCCATCTACTCGCCCCGCGCTTCGGTGTGGGGGAACTCGACGTCGATGATCATCCTCACGAGAAGCCGCTTGGGCATGCGCGGCGTGGCCACCAGCCCCATCCCGTGCGCCAGCTTCACCAGCGACTCGTTCGTCATCTGCTCAAGCTCCCCCGCGCGCCCCACCGTCTTCGCGTCCACCGGCTGGCCGTCGCTCACAGCCCGGTCGTCGTCACCCACCACCCGCGGCGTCCAGCCCTTCGCCGGCTGCTCGGCGGTGGTCTCGGCGGTGGTCTCGGTGGTCTCGCCGCCCAGCGGGCCGTCGTCGTCGAGGTCCGCCACCGTGGGCTCGTCACCCGCCAGCCCCTCTTCCTCCGCGAGCGCCATCGTCGCCTTCGCCACCTGGTCGGTGCCCATCTCGGTCATCTTGCGCCGCACGCTCTCCGACCGCTCGTGCTGCGTCGTCGTCGCGTCGTCCGCGATCTCGGCCACGAAGTCGCCGTCGTCGGTCTCCGTAAGCGTCACGCCCGTCACCAGGTGCTCGTTGCCCTGGATGTAGTCCTCTGCGATGGCCTCGATGACCGACACCGGCCACGCACCCTCGGCGTCGATGCCGTTCAGCACGCGAGCGATCGCACCCGCGAACCGCAGCCGCCCGCGCACCGCCTTGGGGACCTTGAATGTGACCGTGACGAACTTCTCGTCGTCGAGGTCGCCCTCGAGCTTCGGCTTGCGCTGGATCTCGTCCTCGTGCCACAGCACCTCGTGCACCGCGCCATCCGCCAGCAGGATCAGCATCGGCGGAAACACCTTCTTGCGCCGCTGGCACGCCGCGCACTCGATCGACACCATGCCCCCTGTGTGGCTCATGCGGGGGTCGTTCCACTCCGTGCCGTGGCACTTCGCGCACTTCGCCTCCGCGTGCCCCCGGGCCTTCACGTCCACCGACCCAGTCGCCACCAACTTCTCGTCGCCCATGATCCTCACCTCCCAGCTTCGTCATCGTCACCGGTGTCGGCCAACACGGCCGCCTCCAGCGCATCGATCACACCGTCGACCCCATCCCGGCCACTCGTCGTCCCGACCTCGAGATCCGCCTGGCCGTTGCTGCCCTTCGCCTTCGCGCCCTTCGGTGGGCGCTTCACGACCTGCTCTTCCTCGACCTCGACGTAGCGCATGGTCCGCGTGTCGTACTCCAGCAGCACCGCACCAGGAACCCGGATGCCGTCCCACCTGACCTTCTCGTCGTACACCTTCAGCCGCGAGCCGCCAACGCGGTCGAGGCTCAGGATTGTCATCGCCATCTGCTTGATCGCCGCCGACCCACGGATGTCGTCGCGGGTGATGCGCCGGCTCTTCCCCGTCACCTGGTTGACCCGGTTCTTCGTCGGGTGCGCCACCAGCACCAGCGCCACCCCGTACTTCGCCGGCCACCCCTGCACTTCCAACACCACGCGGTTGATCTCGTGCCGCTCGTCCCGCGCCTGCCAGTCCATGATGAAATCCAGATGGTCGACGAACACCACGCGACCGCGGTGCCGACGCACGAAGGCCTCGATCGTCTTCTCGACCACCTTCAGACCGACCATGCCCTCGAAGTGCCCGACGTGCACCGGCAGTTCCGCCAACTCGTCACGGGCCGCCCGGCGCTCGCTCTCGTCCATCAGGAAAAACGACTTGCCCGCGACCATGGACCCCTGCTTGCGGGCGATCTGCTTGCGGGTCATCTCCGGCGAGATCATCAACCCAGGCGCCCCAGCCTTCGCCAGGCACAGCAACAGCGCGTTGCAAAACGTCGTCTTGCCCGCCTCGGTGTCGCCCGTCACCACGATCAGCTCGTTGCGGATGCCGCCGATCGCAGCGTTCAACCCATCCCATTCCGTCTGCCACCCCGAGTCCGACGCCAGCGGGTCTGCCAGCAGCTCGTCGAAGGCCTCGCTCACGTGCACGATGCCCGTCCCGCCCATGCGCTTCGCCGCCGCCATCGCCTTGCGGATCTCGTCTGCCGCCGTGGGCCCGTAGTGCACCAGGCAGTCGTTGACGTCCTTTCGCGGGAGCTGCACTCGGTAGCACCGCCACGGGCCCAACTCCTCCGCGACCTTCCTGGCGCCATCCTCCCCGGGGTTCTTCCCGTCAGTCCTCGTCTCGTCCATCGCGTCGTTGTCGTACACGATCACGATGTTCTCGACGGCCTCGAGCTGCTCGCGCCACTCGTCGGGAAACGCACCTGCGCCTGCGCTAGCTGCCACCGCTGGCGAAAACCCGAGCTGCTCCAGGCTGATCGCATCGATCTCGGCCTCGCACAGGTACACGTGGCTGCCACCCGCTGCGATCGCGTCCGCATTCCACATGAGCGATGGCGCACCTGCAGGACTGCGGCGGAACCTCGAATCGTCCTTCGCCACGTTCCCGATGGCGCGCTCCTTCACGAGCGCGGGCTCGCCGTCGTGGTAGTACGGGATCGTGAGCCACCGCCGATCCTTCGGCTCCGGTCCGTCCTTGTGCAGACCGAGGTGGAAGCGCTCGACCGTCTCCCGTGTGAGCCCTCGCCCCTTCAGCGGTCCGCCACACGTCGCCAGCCACTCCAGCGCGGCTGGCGTCTCCAGTAGCAGCCGGTGCCACGCCTCCGGTCCATCGGCGTTGGCGAGCTTCGCCTTGGCGGTGGCCAAGCGCTGCACGTACTCCGCGGCCTTCGCCTTCTCGACCTTCCCCGGCGTGTAGCTGCCGATGTCGAGCACGTCGCCGATGGCCTTGCGCAGCGTCCAGATGTTGAGCCCCTGGCCCTTGCCACCTCCACCTGCACAGCCACCGCGGAAGCAGCGGAACGCCCCGCTGTCGAGGTTGAAGCTGCACGCCTTGTCGCTCACGTCACGGCTCTCGCCACCGCAGAGCGGGCACACCTTCAGCCACAGTTCACGGGCGGCCTCGAACAGCACCTCCCAGCCCTTCTCGGTGACCAGCGCGCGGACGTCGTGCTCAGCGTCGAAGTGCACGGGCCACCTCCGCTCCAGTTGCCACGGTACCGTCTGCATGAAGCACCTGTGTTCCATCGTCGCTGATCCGGTACCCCGCCGCCCTCAACTTGGCCATGCCGATGTCTCGGAAGCGCTCGACGTTGGACCGGCTGCGGAAGATCAGGTTCCACGCGATCATCGTTTCGTCTTCCGAGCGCTTGCGACCGTCCGACAGGGTTTTCTTGCTCTCTTCGTAGCACCCGATCACAGCCATCTTCGCTTCCATCAGCGTCGTGTCTTTCTTGGCCCTGGCATGGATGGTGCGCATGCGGTCTGACGAGAACTTCGTCCGCTCGCCCTTGCCAAAGTACGCACGCCACCGATCGAACAACTCAGTGGCGTCCTTCTCTGTGAACGCAGTAGCCGTCCAGCGTGTCTTCCTCTCGCCACGTTCAGCCGGTGCGTCGGCAGGTGATTCCGTGGCGTCAGCGGCAAGCGCGAGACTCCCCCCGCTCGCGGGGGGTAGGGGGGGTTGATCTGCGTCACGTCCCGTCACGTCCTGTCCCGTCCCGTCACGTCTCGTAGCAGGACAGTCCGCCCGCGTCCGGACTTGTCCGCCCTCGTCCGGACGTTCCGATCTGGATAGCTGCTTGCGTAGCGCGTCCGGATTCTGGTACTTGTCCCAGCCTGGAATTGTGGCCCCGCCTTGCCCATCGCTGATCAGCAACCCGACTCGGACGCACGCTTCGATCCCTTTCTCGACGCTCTCCGTGTCCCAGCGCATCACGTCCGACAGGTAATCGGGGTCGAGTGTCTTATCCTTCAGATGGCCGTCGAGACCCAACAGCTTTGACAAGCGCACCAGCGTTTGGAACACCGACGACCCGTTGTGACCGGCTCGGCGCACGTCTGGGTGGAAGTCGAAGCCAGCGTCCATGCGTACCCAGGGGACATTACCCATTCGTGCCCCCTGCAACGTCTGCCGCTTCGCTCGTGGCATTCAAGCACGCCGCGCACACGCAGATCGTGCGTCGGCAGTCTTCGGTGCGGAAGAACGCCGCCACCCGCACGCGATGGTCACGGCACTGGCTGCAAGTCAGCTTTCCATGCACCGACACAACCACCGGGATCTGCTCTGCTTCTTTCTCACGGGCGACGTACTCATCGACAGCCCGATCAACTGGATCGTCGTCGTCAAGAATTGCCAGTTCAAGTTCGTTCAAGATCGCTTCCGTGTTCGCATCCAGACCGCTCGATCTTTCGCACTTCTTGGCACCCATCCCACACATCCCCGCGTCTTGGACCCCTCCGTGACGCTCACCCCAGACGCACAAGCGCTCGCGTATCTCCCGGTGGTGGGTGCTTGCCGTCCTGAGTAGACGTCCCACCACCGGGAGGCGCGAGTTCATTTTTTGTGGCACAGAACGGCAAGCGGTGCTGACCATACGCCACCCCGCCGATCCCCGTCAACGCCAATCTCGCGATCGCCGTCGTGTCAGCCTGCGAGGCTTGCGCGGTCACGATCGCGACCCCTCGCCAGCCACGTCACCAGCGCCCTCAGTGGCCACGTCGTCACCCGCCCCGATCGCCTCTGCCGCGAGCCCCTCGTTGCCCCGCGCGATCCCCTCAGCGAGCGATCGTCCCTTGCCCGTCAACCGCCACACCAGCGCGCCGATCGCCGACGCGCCCTCGTCCCACCGCGACCTCACAAGCCCCGCAGCTTCGAGCGCAGGCAGGTGGCGCCCTGGTGTCGAGCGGGCCACGCCGAGAGCACGCGCGATCGTCGCGGCGGTGGCTTCGAACGGAAGCAGCGCCACGAGGATGCGACGGTCGGTGGCGTCCAAGATCACCCCCTCGTCGCAGCGATCTCGCGCATCCTCGACGCCAGCCACGTGATCCGCTCGTCGCGCTTCTTGGCGCGGTACCTCGACTGCGCCTTCGCCACGTCGCCCACCAGCACGCAGCGCTTGCGAGCCCGCGTGATGCCGGTATAAACCAGCGCGCGGAACTGCATGAACCAGTGTGATGGATCAAGAGGCATGACGATCGCCACCTGCTGATCCCCCTGGAACTTGTGAACCGTGCTGGCGTACGCGAGCACCAGGTGCGCCAGGTCCTCCCGGTCGTACGCCACCACCTCGTCATCACCGTCCGCGAACGCCACCGTGAGCCGGTTGCTCTGCGGGTCCACCGAGGCCACGTAGCCCACCATGCCGTTGAACACCATGCGCTGGTAGTCGTTCTTGGTCTGCATCACCTTGTCACCAGGCCGGAACGCGTCGCCGTGCGCTCGCACCTCGCCGCCACCATCCTCGCCGCCCATCCCCAGCCGCAGGGGGTTCAACGCCTCCTGCAGCCGCTTGTTCAGTTCGTGGACCCCCGACGCGTACTTCTTCATCGGCGTGATGACCTGCACCTCGCGCACGGGGTCGAAGCCCCACACCTCGCGAGCGCGCAGCACCAGGTCGACCGTGGCGTCCGCGATCCGCTCGCTCTCTTTCAGCGCGACCACACCGAACTCCGCGGTGGGCTCGCTGTAGGGGCTGGGCCCCTCCGGACGCCCGCCAGCGTTCACCGTGGCAGCCGCCAGCGAGATCGCCGAGCCCTTGCCCTGCCGGTGGATCGTCGTGAGCCGAACCACCGTGGCGAGCCCGCTCGAGATCACGTCGTCGAGGACTGAGCCAGGCATCACGCTTGGGAGCTGGTCGACGTCGCCAACCAGCACCAGCGCAGCCCCCGGCCTCATGGCCACCAGGAGCGCGCGAGCCAGCGTGAGGTCCACCATCGACGTCTCGTCGATGAGCACCACGCCAGCCGACAACTGGTTCCCCGCGTTCATCTCGAAGCCGTCGCCCTTGAAGCCCAGCAGCCGGTGGATCGTCGTGGCGTGGCGACCCGTGGCCTCGGTGGACCGCTGCGCCGCCTTCCCCGTGGGAGCGCACAGCGCGTACGAGATCCGCAGGTTGTCGAGGGCGCGGACGATGGCCCGGGTACAAAGCGATTTGCCCGTGCCCGGATTTCCAGACAAACACAGCAGCCCGCCCGCTGTAGCTGCAAGCACCGCCGCCCGTTGCTCATCCGTCAGCGTCACACCATCGGTGGCCTCTGCCCATGCGATCGCCTCGTCAGCCACACCAGGTACCACCGCCCGTCGCGACTGCGCGATCTCCACCAGCCGCGTGGCCACCGTGACCTCCGTCTGGTGCGTCCTGCTCAGGTACAGCCGGCCGTCCTCGAAAACGATCGTCCCCTCGTCGAGCAGCTCCTTGAGGTACGTGCGGATCGCGGTCGTCTCCACGTCGCGCGTCTTGCGCATCTTGTCGCCCAGGCGGCCGACCAGCCCCTCGGTCGGTAGGTGGGTGTGCCCTTGGCCTTCGCAGTCCTCGGTGATGTGGTGCACCAGCGCAGCTCGCACGCGGCGCCGGTCGTTGGCTGGTATCCCAAGCTGGTCAGCGATCTTGTCGCAGGTCAAGAAGCCCACCCCCGAGAAGTCGGTCATCAGGATGTAGGGATCCTCCGCGATCTTGGCTTCTGCCTGGGTGCCGTACTTCTCGACGATGCGCCCGGCCAGCTTGGGCCCCACCCCAGCGGTCTGCAGGTACAGCAGGATGTCGCGGTGCTTCGTGCAGCGCGCGACCTTGTACGCCTCGACCATCTTGGGAACCAGCGAGCGCGGCAGCCCGGGAACCATTCGCAGCAGGTCGGGGCGTGCGTCGAGGATGCGCATCGCGTCGGTTCCGAAGTGGTCGACGATCATTGCAGCCCGCGTCTCGCCGATGCCCGACACTGTGGACGCCAAGAAGCGGATGAGGGGCTCGCGCTTGGTGGGGGCTTTGAACGCCACCGTCTCGGCTTTGAACTGCCGGCCGTAGGTGGGGTGGTTGACCCACGTGCCATCTGCCACCAGCGTCTCGCCGATCTTCGCCATGCCAACCGCGCCAACCACCGAGATCGTCAGCGGGCGCGTGCCGACCATGCGTCCATCGGTGCAGGTGGCCACGCCCCAGGTCTCGCCCTTGGTGGGCTGGAACACGTCGGTGATGGTCGCTTCGATTCGCTCTGCCACCTGGGACCCCTCCCGGTTGTCGGTTCAGCACTTGGGCCACGCGCCAGTTGCGAGCTGGCCACCCGTAGGCGAGTCGCGCTGCGTGGCAAGTCGTTGATATTACTCAGAACGGGAGGTCGTCACTGGAGTCGTCGTCCTGCGCGGCCGTCGTCCCGCCGCCCGTGGGATCGGGGTTCGCGTGGCCACCCTTCTCGCCCGCGGGCACGTCGGGGTACTTCGCCTTGTCGACCGCGTCCCAGCCCACGAAGCCCGAGAGGATCGCGTCGGTGCGCGTCTCGCCTTTGTACTCGTGGTCCTTGTGCGCCACCTTGACCGCGATGGTGCGCCCGACCAGCGCGTCGTGCGGGTCGTTGGGGTCCACCGTGGTCCCCGGCTTGATGCCGAGCGCCGCGCAGAACAGGTCGTAGCGCTCGTACGTTTTGTCGCTCGTGAGCCAGAACGCCTCGCGCACGGTGCAGTCCGTCGCGGGCCCCTCCAGCACCCGGAACGTCACCTCGTTTAGTTCCTTGTCGCCGCTGTCGGTCTTGCGGTACTCGGCCTTGACCACGCGGGCCACGTGCCGGCCGACCGGGCACAGCTTGAACTCGTTCTTCGCGGTCCCGACGCTCACCTGTCTCGCCATCTGCGTTCCCTCCCGTTCCTTGTTGGTGGTCTACTTCGCGCCCATGACCGCGCCGACGTCGGCGGTGGTCTTCTTCTCGCTCTTCGGCCCGCTCTTCGCGATGCGACCCATGACCCCCACGTACTTCTTCATGGGAAGGTCTTCGAGCTTCGCGATCCCGTACGCTTTCAGCACCGCCACCTCGTCGACCGCGTGCTTCCTCAGCGCCTCGCGGATGTTCACCATGGTCTGCGCGTTGACCAGCTTCTCGACGTGTTCTTCGGGCGGCGCCAACGTGGGCCCCTCGACGTGCTGGATCACCGGCGCGGGGTCGGTGGCCATCGCCGTCTGCGCATCGGAGCCGGCTGTCTCGGTTGTCGTCGAGTCGGTGGCATGCGACTGCTCGCGCGCCACATCGTCGGCGTATGCCTCGACGGGCGGATGCTCGTCGGTGGCTTCGACCACGGCGGTGGTGGCCACGGTGACGGGCACGACGGTGGCCGCGTGCTCCACCTTCACCATCTGCTCGTCTACACCTTCCACCGCGCTCGTCTCCCACGCACCCCGCAGCCGCGCCAGCATGTCGGAGGCACGCTCCGGGTTCTCGTACGGCTTCAACGACCGGTGCCCCTTGATCAGATACCGATCGCTCGCGCCGTTGGTCAACACCACGAACTGCTGCGCACCCTCGACGAAGCCTTCCACCTCCAGCGGGTTCGACTTCGTGACGAACGAGTACAGCACCACGTTGAACAGCCCCGCCAGGTTGCCCGGCAGCGCTTGTCCGTTCACCATCGGGCGGAAGTACCGCTTGTCGTCTTCCGTCGACTCGTTGCACAGCGCCACGCACACGAAGTCGCTGCTCAGGTCGCGGAACGCCCGCACGAGGTTGAAGGTCTTGTCGATGAGCACGCCCCAGCCCTTCATGCTGAGCGTGCCGTCGGCCTGCACCGTGGGCTCGTTCTTGCCGCCGGCCGCCGTGGCCTTCAGCCCCTTCGCCACGATCTCGTCCTTCAGCTTGCGCTGCATCTCGGTCAGCGAGTCGAGCACGATCACGTCGTACGGCCACGCGCCCTTCGTGATGGCCTCGTTGATCGCGCGGTAAAGTTCCTGCAACGCCTCCCACGTCTCGACCACGAGGATGGTCGCTTCGGGGTTGGCCTCGCGGATCGGCAGCACCGCCTGCTGCTCGCTGAGCACGATGAACGGGCGCTTCCCGCACCGCGATCCGAACGTCGTCTTGCCGGTACCGCTGTTGCCGTAGAGCAGCACGTTCACGTGCGCCTGCTGGCGCGTCGCCTTCGATGCCACGAAGGCTCTATCCAGGATTCCCATGGACCCCTCCCAATCTGCGCCGCTACAGCGGCTGGTTGCTCTCTTCGTCGAACGCCGCTTCCTGCGGGCGCATCGGGTCGATCGGCACGATCTCGAAGTTCGTGTTGCCGTCCCATCCGTGGCTGCAGACGTGGTAGTAGACGCACTTGCCGAACACGGTGTCGCAGGCCTCGAGGTTCCGGTACCAGCCCGCCGTGTCGCCGGGCTTCTTGGTGGTCTTCGCCACCGACCGCCCCATCTCGTGCACGATGGCGTGCAGGTCGCGGGCCCATCGCCAGATCTCGTCCTCTGCCACCGCCATGACGAAGCGGTAGAGGAACCTGTCGCCGCGGGTGAGCAACTCTGCCAGCGCAGGGTCGAAGTTCACGATGTCGAGCCCGGGGTTCTTCGCCAGCAGCGCGTCGACCGCCTGCCGGTACAGCGCCGCCGTGGTGTCGGGCACCTTCGACGACAGGCCACCGATGCCTGAGCCGTTGCACGTCGGCTTGGCCTGGCCCTTCTTCTCGCCCGCCTTGTAGAGGGCGAACGACGCGCCGGCCACGCACGGCTCGCCGTCGATGCTGCCCACGCCCTTGCACGTCGGGCACTGCGTCGGCTCCACGCGGCCGGGGATCTTCTTGCGGATCACGTCGTAGCCCAGCGCACACACGTCCGAGCCGAAGAAGTAGCGGGCCGCGTAGACGTAGCCCACGCGCTGGCCGTGGCCACCGTCACGGGCGTTCCTCTCGAAGGCGTCGAGGTTGGTGTCGGTGGTGGTCTTGTGGTCGTAGATGACCACCTGACCGGTGCGCAGGTCACGCACGACCAGGTCGAACACGCCGGTGTACGCGTACCGGCGATCCGCCCGCCAGGCGCCCGTCTTGGTGGGCGCGGGGAGCGGGACCACGAACGGCGCCTCGACGGCCAGCACCTCGAAGTGCTCGCGGTCGGCGTGGTACTTCGCCACGAAGCGGTCGAGCACATCGCGGGCCATGTTGGCGGTGGTCTCGATCTTGACGGGGTCGCCGTACTCGCTGGCGTTGGCGATCTCGAGTTCCTTCGTACGCCATTCGTCGATGGCCGCCTCGCACTCGAGCACGTCGGCGCCCAGGTACCAGCGGGCGAGCATCTCGTGCACCAGCTTGCCCGCGGACAGGGGCATGGGGTCGACCTTGCGCCGGAGCCCCACCACGTTCTGCAGGTGGTAGTACCTGCGGCAGCGGGTGTAGGCGTTGCGCGAGCTGTTGGACACGCGCAGCTTGCCCTCGGTGCCTGCGACGATCAGCGGGGTCTGAACGGTGAAGATGGCCATCGCTTATTCCTCCCACTCGATGTTGACGAGGCGCCCGTCGACGACATCGCACTTGCTCGGACGCTCGCACAGGATTACCGCGCCAGGCACGATCCACAGCGCGAAGCACGAGGCGCCGATCTCTTCATGTAGCCGCAGGATCTCGGCGTACTTCGGATCGTACTCGACGCCGATAACGTCGCGCCCGGCGGCGTAGAACGCCGTCCAGCCGCTGTCCCCCAGGCTGTCCCACAGGCTGGCCCCCAGGCTGGCCCGCAGGCTGGCCCGCAGGCTGTCCCGCAGGCTGTCCCACAGGCTGTCCCCCAGGCTGTCCCCCAGGCTGTCCCCCAGGCTGTCCCGCAGGCTGGCCCGCAGGCTGTCCCGCAGGCTGTCCCACAGGCTGTCCCCCAGGCTGTCCCCCAGGCTGTCCCCCA